TCATTCGTCGTCCTCAGTGGATAGGTGTCGGGTCGCTTCGAGCTGTACTCGTCGCACGAGGTCGGGTGGGGGGAGTTCGCCGTGGATGTCCCAGGCTGGCGGCTGTCCGTTGAGGGCTTCAGCGTTCTCAGCCTGGAAGCGCTCATGGTCGAAGTCGATGCCGTGCTGGGAGAGCGCCCAGTAGGCGATGTCTACCTCGGACAGGATAGTGGGAGCGAGCTGTCCATCGCGGGTGATGACTGTGGGCACGGTGTTGGTCTGGTCGATGGGTTCGATCATGTACGGCTCTTGGTAGCCGAGGTAGCCGATGGCGCAGTCGGCGAGACGGTAGGAGGCATCGTGGGGTTGGGGTGGGGCGATGAGGTCTGTGTACTTCCACCTGTCGGCGAGGGGGATGTTGCACAGGTCGGTGATGGAGTCTTCGATGGTGCCGTTGATCGGCCAGGCCTGTAGGTCCAGCTGGTCGCTGGTGGCGGGGTCGTTGCGGACGACGGCGAGGGTGCAGCCAGTGAGGCGCGGGTAGGAGCCTGCCGTTGAGGCGGTGGAGAGGCGCGAGTGGACGACGACGACGCTGCCGGTGGTGAACCATGCGGCGGCGCGTTTCTCTTCGACGGTGGCCGGGCGGAACGTGTCGAGCTCGCGGGTGACTCCCTGCCAGAGCACATAGTCGATGTCCCGGTAGGTCGCGTTCGTCGTGTCGATGTCGATGTCGGGGTTGTTGAGCTGCCAGAGGAGGAGCGCGAGCGGCTGGAAGATGCGGCGGTTCTTCACGTGCGCGACCGGGGGTGCGATGAGCGCTCGCGGGGTGAGGGTGGTGCGGGCCCAGTGGGCGAGGCCGCTCATGTAGGCGGTGACGGTCTGCGCGTCGGTGAGCTTCGGCTCCGTGGAGACAGTGATCGTCGTCGTGTCTCCCTCACGGGCGAGGGTGGCGCGCTTGTGGGGTCGCTTCTCAGCGTGGAGTAGGGTCTCCCACTGCTGCTTGTAGGGGAGCGCCTGTCGGGCTTGGGTCTGCGGGTTCGTCATCGGCGGGCCTCATTTCGGAGCTTCTGGGCAAACATGTACTGGTCGTTCGAGTTGCCGCCGGTTCCGGTGATGAGTGCTGCGACGTAGGCGAGTGTGGGCGCGTCGAGGGCATGGAGCTCGTCGTGGATGCGGGCCTTCGAGAACTGCATGACGTAGGCGAGGGTCTGCTGAAGCAGCTCGATGTCTGGCGAGGTCGTGGAAGTCGTGCCATTGGTCGCTGCTTTGAGCTGGGCGATGAACTCGGAGTCGAAGTAGTCCTCAAGACTCCCAGCGCCAGTGTCGCGGGCGACGGCGCGGTCGAGGGTGCGGGCGGCGGCTGCGAGAGAGTCGGGGGTGTCGGTGGTGATGAGGGTGAGGAAGTTCTTCCCGAGGCGGGTCTCGACTTCGCGCAGCCCAGCTTCGACTTCGATGCGCACGGTCGTCTCTTTGCGGCCCAGGCGCTTACCGATCTCCTCGTAGCTCATGCCCTTGTGGGCGAGCGCCCCGTCTGGGGTGCCGGGGATGCGGAGCCGGATTGCCTGCGGGTAGAGGCGCGTTTGCCGGTAGGTCGCACCCCTGATGTAGGCGACGGTGCGGTTGATGAGGGTTTGCGCGTCGGCGGACAGGGTGTGCGCGCTCGCGACAAGCCTCGTTAGTTGCGTGTAGAACCGCGCCACGATGCTCTCCTTCTGACCCCTGTTCGGGAGGGGTGATCGTCGATATGGGAAAACCCATCGTTTTTTGTCCACGCGCCTTTGCTGGTGGCGTTTTGGGCCTCCTGGAGGGGTTCACCGCCGGTTTGGAGGTGCGCGTGGACGTAAAACGATGCCTGAAACCATCATTTCACGATCAACAATTTTCATCACTTTGAGCGGTCGGAGGGTCGCAGATTGAGGGGGAGATGGGGCACTGCGGGCGCGTCTGGGGAGGGTGTATGAGGGGTGTCGGCCTGGTAAGGCGAGATGTGAGAGTGGGGTATTTTGTCGGGCTTTGTCCAGTTGCGCCACCCTGGGACGCTCATCGTCGTGATCTACTACCTGCTCGTGCGGAACTGTGGCCGCGCCGTGCGCATCCCCACTATTGCCGGTGAGAACTCGCCCTAGTAGTACCTAGATGTCCGCTAGTACACCCGTGAACTACGTCTAGTGCAACCGTGATCTAGGCAGGGTTAACCTAGATGTCTGCTAGTGCAACCATGATATTCGATTTCACGTGTGGACCTAGGGTCTGGTAGTACCAAGAACTAGCTCTAGTAGTACCAAGATGTGCGCAGGGTTAACTTGGATGTCGATAGGGTTAACCATTATCTCGACTGGTATAACCACTATCTCCGATTTCACGTGTTGATCTAGGCATAGGTGCAACCTCTATCTGTGTAGGTATAACCTCTATCTCGATAGGTGCACCCGTGATCTCTGTCAGGTGTACCCGTGATCTTCGATTTTGCGTATGGAACTACCGTCTAGTAGTACCAAGATGCGTGTAGGTGCAACCCGGATGTCGGGAGGGTCAACCTTGATGTCGGCGAGGGTGTACCTGCATGCGCCGTGGCGCTGTGTGGATGTCGTGCCCCTCCCTGTGTGAGCATAAGACTCGGCCCCTCGCTCGCGGTTATGAGCTGAGGGGCCGACTGGTTGCTGCGGTGGGAGCTACTGTGAGCACTCCGTGGCGTGGGAGTAGATCTTCGCGAGGTCGCTGGGGGCGACGTTGGCGAGTGAGTGGGTGTCTTTGATCTGGGAGATGGCTACGGGGTCGAGGTCGTTCCATGACTTCTCGACCATGCACTGTGTGGCGGTGGCCGTGTACTCGCCGAGGCCGACGATGCCGTCGGGCACGTAGGAGCTGGTCCACGGGTGCCAGAGGGTCACAAGGTAGATGACGACGGCGAAGAGGAGGATGGAAAGGATCGACTGGACGAGGCCGAGGGCTCTATACGCCATTCGGAACGGCGTGAAGATGATGAACACGGCTGGAGCCTTTCAGTTGTTGCGCATCGTGTAGCGCAGGGGATGGTGGTCATGGAGGAGGATAGGGCGGGCGAGAGCTTCCTTGAGACGCTGATGCGCGTTGTTGAGTTCTTGGAAGGCGTGGGGGTCGCCGCCCCTGTCGGGGTGGAGGGTGCGAGATCGGGCGCGGAACGCTCGGTTGAGGTCAGCGAGGGTCGCTGCCTGGGTCAAGCCGAGGAGCTTGAGGTCGTGGGGGCTGGGACGAGTCATGCTTGCTCCTTGTTCCTCATCTGCTTGCGGTAGTTGGCGATACCGCCACCGATCATGGAGGCGAGGCTGCGCACGCCCCTGGATGCGACGTTGGCGGCTCCCATGGTGAGGGTGCCGGTGAGGCCGACGGTGATGCGCCAGGTCTTGCTCAGGCCTCCGAGGTCAGTGCGCTGCCAGGTCTTGCGCGTGTAGTCGCTGGCGTTACGTTGGCCTGTGGAGAGGATGTGCGTGGCGGCCGACATGGCGCGCTGCATTTCGTCGTACCGTCGCACACCTGACGGGGTGCCGTTGATGGCGCTCCAGGTCTGACGGTCGAACTCTTCGCCCTCGATGCTGATGTGCTGGAGAAGTGGCATGTCAGCGAAGAGCTGGGAGATTGACGAGTCGGGCTTGTATCCGAGGTCGGGGCAGACGTAGGAGCAGTAGAAGTCCCAGGAGTCGAAGGACAGTCGGCGCAGGTTGGGCATCTCCCGTAGGACGGTCCAGTTCATGATGGGCGCGATGTTGGAGGAGCGGATCGCATCGGTCATGTACGGGGGGATAACTTGGTTGTTGCGCCAGTCGTCGGTTACCTGGGTGCGGTAGGCGACTCCGTTCATGATGACGGTTTCGCCGACGACTCCGACGCGCTTGACGCGAGCCCAGGTGCCGGCCCATTCGTTCATGTCGGCGTAGAGCGCTGCCTGCACTGCGTCGGGGGTCATCTCCGTGGGGGTGATGGTGCGGGGGGTGCTGGTGTTGAACTCGTAGCCGCCGCCGGTGGTGGGTCGCACGGGGCTGGTGGAGTAGTCCCATGTGGGTGCGGGCGCGTCGGGTTCGTCGGGCATGGCCATGCGGTCGGCGTTGGGGTCGGTAGTGTCGTCCATGTCGGGGACGGTGGGGGCCGGGGGCATGGGTGGCGGCGGGGGGACAGGTGGGATCGGCGCAGTGGGTGCAGCAGGAGCCGGGGGGTGGGGGACCACCGTGTGCGCATCTTGGGTATCGCTGGCGGCGCTCTCGGCGGCTGGCTTATCGTCGTCGCCGGTGAGGCCGCTCATGTCCCACTCTTCCGCGTCGCTGCCCGCGAGCGCGAAGCCGCTGTTGGTGTCTTCTGACTCGAAGGCCTGGGGGTAGACGTGACGGAATAGGGTGACGGACTGCGGGTCGTACTCGTAGCCCTGGAAGACGTTGTAGATGTCCTCGACGGAGGCGATCCACTGCGGGCGCAGGTCGGACACCCATTCTTGCCAGGTGCCCTCGTAGCCGAGTTTGCGAACGGTGAGGTTCGCTGCGTCGGAGAGCTTCTGGAGGGTGGCCGCGGCCTGCTCGCGGGTGACTCCGGCTTTCGCGAGGTAGCCCTCGAAGCCAAGGGAAGGGTCTAGCTCGCCAGTGTCGGTGGATACGTCGCGTCGGACGGCTTCTACGTCCACGCCTGCGCTCTTCATGTAGGAGATGGAGTTGTTCCAGCAGTAGCCGTCTTCACTGCCGTCGGCGAAGAGGAGGCCGGGGCGCAGGTAGGTGGCGGTGCGGGCAACGGATTCGTCGCCGTTCATGATCTTGTGGATGTTGTCGCCGCTGAATCCGGGGAGGTAGGCGAAGCATCGCATGGTGGAGGACAGCTTGTCGGAGGCGTAGGAGCCGGGGGTGAGCTGGTTCAGGTAGTTGCGTCCAGGGTGGTGACCGATGAGTACGTCGGTCTTGCCGATGGAGGCGTAGCTGTAGATGAAGTTGTCGGCCTCCTTGAAGGGGATCGAGATGTTCTTCGTGCTGGCGTTGAGTGGTTTGCCTGCGGGGAAGAACTGGCCGATGTCGGTGACGGGGTTGACGGGATCCTGGCCGATCATGAAGACGCGGGAGCGTTTGGCTTCGGCGTTGTTGAAGCCTGCGTTGCGTAGTTGGGATAGTTTCTCGAAGGAGCGGCGCATCATGAAGTACATGCTCGTGAACCACAGTTCGCCTGGGTTCACGTCCTGCTTGGGCTTCTTCTTCGGGTCTTCGCCGGACTGCTGCCAAGCGTCCCACTCGGACTCGTAGTTCGTGTAGCACATGTGGCCTTGCATGTTGGACTGGAAGAACGTCTGGATCTGCTGGTTCGTGTTGCTGATTTCGTCAAACACGATGCAAATGCCGTCTTTTCCGCCTAGTTGTTCAGCGATTTCGGGGCTGATTGTGCGGGCTGCGAGCATTCCAAGCGCGAGGATCATGTATCGCAGGTAAACGACAGTGCCGAGGGTGCCCGTGTAGCCGGGAGCCCACGCGAGGTTGTTCTTGTTCAGGTACTCGGGGATGCGGGCGCGAGCTTCGAGTTCTGCGACCTTCGCTGCCGTGTACTGCATGAACATGTCCGTTCCCTCTTCGGGGTTGGATGCGATGTTCGAGCCGTTGATGACGAAAGCGTCGGGGTTGATCGACAGGAGGAGGGATGCCATGTCGGGCTTGTTGTCGCCCAGGCCGGGCGCGATGCCGGCGATGAGGTGCATCGCGAGGATCTGCTGCGTGGTCAGGCCCTTACCGGATCGGGAGCCCGCAAAGATGCCGTGGCTGGTGTGATCGTTGAACTGCTTGATCTCCTTGCCGGTGGTCACTACGTCATCGTCGAGGCCGATGCCGAGGATCATGTTGCTGGCGCTGGGCTTGCGTCCCTGGCGTAGCATCGCGTCAAGGATCTTGCCCGCCCACACGGGGGAGGCGGTGGCGAGCACCTTGTCCATATCGTGCCGGAACTCCCAGAAGATCCCGTTGTTGATGGGGTCGTAGTTCTGGGCTGTGGTGCCGCCTGCGAAGCCGAGGGCTTCGACGATGGCGCGCTCAACGATGTTCTCGCTAAAGCCTTCGTAGGGGGTGAGGACTCGGACCTTCACCTTGACGGGGATGTTGCTCGGGGAGTTGTCGTAGGCGGAGACGAGGACGCACGTCGTCATGGCCTTGTAGATGCTTTCAAGCGCGCCGACGACCTTGGTCATCATGGAGGGGTCGTGGTAGGCGAGGCCGTTGTCGGCTTCGCTCTTGAGGAGGGCGCGAACGACGGCGGTGAGCATGGCTTGCAGGCTCTTCTTGACTTCGCGCTCGCGGTAGGTGTCCCAGGAGGATGCGTCGCTGTGTCGGGGGTAGAGGTCTTGCGCGCCGTCGTTGGACTCACGTCCGAAGGCGTACTCGAGCATCTTGTAGGGGAAGTAGAAGCGCGTGCCGTTGGGGTAGGTGTTGCCCTGACGGTCTTTCCCGTTAATCAGGATCTCGGCGATCTCGTTGATGTTTCTCGTCGGCATGGGGGTCAAGTGCTGTGCTGCTTGGACCTGTTCCCACAGGCGCAGGAGGACGAGGTTGTGGGTGCGCTGGTAGGCGCGCCCGTCGGATGAGAGGGCCATGAGTCGGCCCTGGCCTTCTTCGTCGCAGGTGAGGACACCGGCGGGCTGGAGGACGCTGTAGCCGGACTTGAAGATGCGGTCGTACTCGTCGAGGATGCTTTCGGCGCGGGCGACGATCTGGCCTTGGTAGAAGGTCATGGCTTCTTCGGGTACGCCGTCGGTTTCACCGTTGAGGGCTGCGAGCACCTTGTTGATGGTGATGTCGCGGGTGATCTTCTCAAACCCCAGGCCCGCGCGCGCGTCCGTGGGGAGGGATGCGAGGTAGAGGGCTGCTGAGCGTTCGTCGCTGGCAGCGTCAAGGAGGACGCCGCGGCTGTTGGAGTTGACCTTGGAGGCGAGAGCCTTGTGGCTGGCGAGGGTCGGCCACCATCCGGGCTGCGCGTCGAGGCCGGCGAGGTCACGGCACTGAGAGGCCATAGCCGCCGTGTAGGGCTCGCCTTTTTCGAGGCTGGCTTTGAGGAGAGCCAGGATCTTTGCCTGGTGGGGGCTGGCCTCGAAGTCGCGCAGACGATCAGCGAGGTCATCGCCGGGGGTATCCTCGTCGGGCGCGGGGATGCGAGCGGGCGCATCCGTGTCAGTGTCGTCGCGCATCTGCTCACGCTTGGGGGCTTTGAGGGAGGACAGGTAGGTCTCGAGGGTGCCGCCGATCTGGTCGGAGGCATACACGTTAGGGGCGAGCTGGTAGGACTCGACAACCTGCGCAAAGGGGCGCAGTTGCGTGTAGTGGCCGTGGCTGGCGAAGTCAGTGGCCAGAGCGAGGCGCGCACCTTCAGGCGCGTCGGGGATGAGGGGACGCGGGTCGCCTTTCGCGCCAGGGCGACCCGACAGGTAGGCTTCGCGTTCAAGGCGCAGGCTCCGCGCGATCTCCTCAATGGGCGGCATGATGTCGTCGGGGATCTGGTAGTAGCCGCCCAGTCGCACGCCTTCACTGAACATGGCTTCGACGTTGACTCCCTCGAACATGCTGGCGGGGGCGACGATGGTTTCGAGCGCGCCGAACTGCTTGTGGGAGAGGGCACGCAGCGGAGACTTCGACGTGGAGGAGGGTTTCGCGGCGGCGCGCGTGAGCTCACCCTTCGCATTCCCGTGGCGTTCCACGTACACGCCGTCGTGGGCGATGATGAGGGTCTTGACCGTGTTGGGGGTCCACGTCCCGTAGTCGGTGCCGTCGCCGTCGGTGATGTAGTGTCCGCCGAGGGCCTTGATTGTGTCGTCGTAGGTGGTCACGAGGACTCTACCTTTCCGTTGGTTGCGCAGGTGTTCAGTGTGTGAGTATTGGTGTTGGCAGGAGGGTGCCCGTAAAAAGGCACCCCCACCCATCGAGCGCTTATCCTGCGGGTTGTGTCACCTGGTGGCAATAGGTGGCGTTCCCAGCGGGGGCGTATCGGGGCGGGGGTGCAGCCTGTGGGGGACTGGGGTCACCAGTCGGAGCCGCCGCCTGCGGAAGCGGTGGCGATGTCACTGCGGCCTTCGGCGCGGATGCGGCTGCGCTCAACGGCGCGACCGACCTTGTAGCCGATGAAGGCGGGAACGCCAATGACGGCGATAATGGCGAGAATCGTGAGGAATGTCTGCACGGTGTGTTCCTTTGCTTGGTTGGGGTTAGGCTGCGACGAGTGCCGCGGCCTTCTCGATGCGGTCGGGGCGGAAACCGCCCCAGGTCTCCAGGATAGCGCCGTCCCCACTGCGGACTGCGACGACAGGCGCTTGACTGTATCCGAGGCCCTTGATGAGGTTGAGGGAGTCCTCATCCTTGGTGACATCAACGGACTCGTGGGCCACCCCCATCTTCTTGAGCTTGCGATAGGTGGCATCGCACTGTGGGCAGCGGGGCTTGGAGTAGACGGTGATCGACATGAGTGGTTCCTTCCTACCCCCACGGCGGGGGCGTGGGTTTGGCCTTCTGGGTTCCGAGTATCCACCGAGGGGAGCGCCAGGAGTGTAGCGGCGCACCCAGAGGTGGACATGTGCCCATCATGCCACACAAACCACAACGCGCACGAACCAGACAGGCCATACACAGCGAAAGCGCCCTAAAGCCCTAAGCGTTCCATAGGTGCATGTGCTGATATGTCACATTCAGGCAAGGGGTGAGTTCAGGATACGAACTCGGGTTCGCTCGCCTCAAGCACCCTCCAGAACGGCCTGCACCCCAGTTCGCAACACGGAATCAGCCCAGTTCGCAACTAGGAATTGAATACAATAGAAAGATAAAACTCAAAGAAAGATACCCCCTCTATCCCCCACGAAGTCGATCCGGGGCTGTCCTGTCGCTGTGGCTGGGCTGGGTAGCGCAGCCGCTACGCGACTGCGAGACAGAGACACAGCGAGATGGATTTGACTTTCAGACGAAAAACGCGCAGACTTGCACTCACAGCAACCCAGACTGCGAAAGGACACCCCCGACATGAACATCGACCGCATCACCCGATGGGGAATCATGCTCAGCGCTTCCTCCTACAAGCGCAAGTTCCCAAGGCCCCTGCGCACAGGAGAGCAGCAGGCACTCTTCGAGCTCATGGAGCTGTCGCGAGCAAACCAGAAGCTCGTCAACCTCCCGCCTCGAGACACCCCGGTGTCAAGCTCAGACCTGCGTCCGTGCAAGATCCGCTTTTTCCAATCCATGCTCACGAAGCTGGTGGAAAAGGGCATCATTTTCCGCGTGAACATCGGATACAAGGGCAACAAGAATCTCCCCCGGTACCGCTACTTCGTCGATTGGGAAGACCTCCTCACCCCGGAGACAATCAGCCTCCTAAGCCTCCCGACGACGGGGAGCGTTAACTCTCTAGAGAGCATGAAGGCTCTCGAAAACGCGAAGGAGGCGTGAACCATGCCCACCAAACAGCAGGAAGTGCGCCTCATCCGAGGTCAGGGCTTCGATGACAAAGATCCGAGCATCATCCGGGACTACAACAACTACGACGGCCCCGTAGGGTGCCTGTTTTTCCCGCACCTACTCGCCCAAGAGTTCTCGATGATAGAGCGGCAGTGGCTCGCCGCCTTCTTCTCCCAGTGGAACCGTTCGCACATCGTCCTCACACCACAGGACATGACGGACCTCACCGGACTGACCTTTGACGAGGTAGTGGCCGCTCGATACTCCCTCCTCGAGCGAGGAGTCATCAAGGAGCACAACTACGTCAACGAGAAGATCGAACTCTGCAACGTGTTCTACGTGGACGTGCAGAAGGTCTTCAACGAGATCGGCATGAGGAAAGCCAGCGTCCAACCAGGGATGCGACACACTGTCGAAACCTTCCAGTTCTGGTGCAACGAGATCCAGCGCGAGAACTACGCAAACGCAGAAGAATACTTCAAGCGCCGCGGCCGCAGGATCATCGTCCCCAAGAAGATCGGTGAGCCGTGGCGACTGGAACCCCTCGAAGAAACAAAGTGACCGCTCAGGGCGGATAACTACCCTGAGCGGTCAAGCAAACGTACAAGGAAAGGATAACACGCGATATGGCGCATGGCAATCTCGTTCGCAACTACTTCGCCTGCAACGCGCAGGCAGCATTGCTGAACCCCAGCCTCGTGAAGATCAAGCTCAGCACCAAAGAGGCCCTGGCTTACGCAGCGTTGCTCTCCTACTGGGGTTGCGACACGATCACTCCCACATGGGATGCGTTGCTGAGTCGGTCAAGGCTTGGAAAGACTGCTCTTTCCGCAGCCCTGGACTCCCTCGAAGTGAAACGAACGCTCGAACGCCGACGCTTCACCGACAGGACAGGCCGTCGTCACGTCATCTACTTCCTCAACGTCGAAGCTCTCTTCGAGAAGGACGTTATCGAAGCGTGCGGCATGGAAGACGACCTCTACAAGCACTCGATCAAGGAAGGCGCGTCGGATAGCGCTGTCCTCGCGCGCGTCCACCACCTGAACACGACGGGCTGGAAGTCCACGCGCTTCACGACGAAGCATGTGAAGGAAAGCCTCGCCCCCGAAGAAGAATCTTCGTGCGGCTACGACGAGGACTCTCTGGAAGGCTTCCTCCTCAGCGGGTTCCCCAACGAAATGCCCGTTGAAGAACCCCGCGAGGAGATCTACCCGCGCGAGGGAATGCAGCCCCTCTTCGGCGATGGTGCGGATCTTGAAGACGATGCACAGAGCACCCCAGAACTAGCCAGCGACTCGTCTGATCCATGGCCTACTGCCGCCACCATCCCTGGCGGCTCAGAATGGGCTCCTGACGACGCGGAGGATACGTCCATGGTGTTCGATGTCCCCACGCAGCGTGAGAGCGTCCAGGAGCGCGCTGAGCGCATCATCCGCGACCATCCTGGCGACGACATGATCGACGCTGAGATCATCGACGTGGAGATCGTCGAAGACGAGACCCCCTCGGACACGCTGATCGACGTTCCTGCCTCCCAGGAGCTCGCCATCACCACCCCTGCGGTGCCCGTGAAAGCCAAGAAGTCCAAGAAGCGGAACGACTACCCCGACGACTTCGAGGAGTTCTGGCGCATCTACCCGCGCCACGAGGACAAGAAGAAGGCATTTAAAGTGTGGCAAACCGCGCTCAAGAACGGCGCAACCGCCGACGAGATCATCGCAGGCGCAGCCCGCTACGCCAAGTACCGCGCAGGCGAACCCGAGCAATACACCAAGCACCCCTCCACCTGGCTCAACGGAGACTGCTGGGAGAATGAGTACTCGACCGCTGGCACCGGCTACGGGAGCGGTCAGTACGGTTCGCGCATGTCCCCAGAAGAAGCCGCAGATAACCGCGCAGCTGTTTCCTCTACGTTCATGCGTACCATCCGCATGTGGGGCTTCTCATCTATGGAGGAGTACCTGGAGCATGAGGCTGCTAAGGAGAAGATTGCCCGTGAAGATGAGGAAACGATGTACGCGGAACAAGCAGCCATCCTCAGCGCCTTCTAAGTCCCGCTAGGTCCCACGAAAGGATTTTTGCAATGACCGCCTACCGTATGAGCGTCCTAAGCGGACAAATCAAGACTGCCCTCAACGCAGGCAAGATCATCCGAGGAATCGGCACCACCAATGAGCAAATCGCAGCGTGGGCCGAATACCTCCTCCCCTTCGCCACCGACGACAACATCATCGAAGCCTTCCACCTCTGCATGAGTGGCGGAACAGAAGTCTATGGAAAAGTTGACGTAGCAGACATCAACAAGGCCATCAAGATCGTCCGCTCACAGCGAGTCAATAACTGGGCGCAGCGCAACGAAATCGGCATCGAGTTTGACGGCCCCCCAGCGCGAGGCCTCGTCTACACCCGCGTCTTCATGCACTGCATCGCCGGCGGATCGAGCGACACGAAAGCCGACCAGTACGCCAGGCAAGCGCTCCAGCGTGCCGAGTCATACCTCCGGCAGAATCCACAAGCACAGTGGAGCGACGCTCTCGACATGACGACACAAGCGCTCGAAAAGGGGACCTTCATCCGCTCCGACCTGGAGCTCCCATCGTCACGGGCCAAGGACAAGTACATGCTCCCTCGAGGTAGCGCAGCTACCATCCGCGAGGCTGAGAACAACCTACCTCAGCTCCCCTCCGGCCAAGCGCGCACTCAGGACGAGCACGTGGAACGCCCCCGCGCTGTTCAAGCAGCTATCGAAGCAGCCCGACGCAAGATGAGCCTCCAAGTAGCAGAAGAACGCCGCAAGCAGGAACGCCTCCGCCAGCAACGCGACGGGCGCTTCCAGCGCCTCACCGGCATCGACCCTGCCACCATCGGACCACAACGATAGAAAGCCCCCCATGAGCAACCAAGAGATCACGCTGGACCAGAACAGCGACGATGGCCTCTACACACAGATCCTCCGAGGCCGCTACGTCACCAGTATCGACGGCAGCATCATCACCCTCGATGACGGGACAGAACTCTACATTCAGGGCAATGCCGGGTGCGGCGGCTGCTCGAGCGGCTGGTACTGGCTCGAAGAAACCTTCAAGCGCGGCAACCGCAAGGCCCGTATCATGAGCGCCTACGTGGCCTACAGTGAGGACAAGTCAGAAGACGAACCTGCCAGATCCGTCTACACGATCTTCGTGCTGGTGGACGGCAACCCGTCTCAGCTTCCCCTCGCGACCCTCCGCGGCGACGACGGCAACGGCTACTACGGCACCGGCTTCAGGCTCACCGCCACCATCCAAAAGCCCCCGACAGTGACCGCCACGGTCACGTCACGGGACATCATCAACGCGCTCGTGGACGGGCAAACGCCCTCTGATGTCCCTGACATCCGCAACCGCGAAGACCTCCTCAACGCCGTCGTCTACACGCTCCAGCAGACGCGGGGCTTCGACTCTCCTCTGCGCATCACCGGGCCAGAGGCCCAGCTTTTCCGCAAGCTGGCCTCTATTCAGTACGGAGACCGCGGCCCCTACTATGTGGGCGCATGGTATGGCTTCCACCAAACACTCCTCCTCTGGTTTGCCGACATGGAGGGAGGCCTATCCCTCGTCCTGCGCGACTTATCCAACGGAGCGGAAGGCTACGTGGCGAAACTACGCGACTTCACAGAACGAGTGCGCGCCTCCAAGGAGCCTATCAAGACCTTCATCACCGGCTACGACTTGAAAGGCGACACAGCCACCGTCAACGGAGTCCGAGTGCCGGCCACCGACTTCCTCCTCTCCGAAGTCTGCGGCTTCCACGGCAATCGCATCGGCTACGAGAGCACTTACATCCATGATTGGATCTTCTTCCGCTACGGCGCGCGCATCATCAAGCACCGCGCAGGCGGACGCGGAGACGTTACAATCACCTCAGACACCCAGAGCGTTTGGGCAGTAAACCCCCAGAAAGGCACCCAACTATGACCAAGAAGAGCTCCAGCAAGCACCGCGGCACGCCACGTCGAGGAACCATCCTCCACGGCCTCGCCCGCCTCATCCGCCCCCTCCTCGCTATCGTCGGGATCATCAGCGGCATCATGGCATCGTTCGCGCTCGCAGACGTGAACCGAGCCATCAGCATCAACGACGCTGTACTCGCCTCACACCCACCGCAGGACGCGACAACGACGATCCCTAACCCGCTCCCAGACGGCACCATCACCGCCCTCGTCTCCTCCCACGCAGGCAGCGCAGGCTACAGCCCCACCGCCGGAGTCCTCATCGAACCCGTCTGGCTCTTCCACCCACGCATGAGCTTCATCCTGGCACTCATCGCAGTTCTCGCGCTCGCATCCTGGATCACCAAACACAGCAGATGGAACACACTCCCCTTCGTCCGCAAGTTCCACATCGAGGCCCCCAAGCCTCGCTGGTGGTGGGAGTTCACCGGCTACGCCGAAGTCCTCCTCCTTGTCAGCCTCACCGCCACCGTGATCTACACGCTCGGCAGATAGCGCCCAACAGCAACGAAGCGGCCCGGCCCCCACCATGGGGAACGCCGGGCCGCTTTCGTATGCGATCAGTCGCGGATCAGGGAACCATCAGCGCCGATACGCGCCGTGAGCTTGTAGGTGTAGCCCCACTTGTACTCCTTTTCCTTGTAGCCGAGGTCGTGGAGCAGCTGCATCCAGGACTCGTAGCCGCCCTTGGTGAGAGCGTCATGGAAACGCTCCAGATCATCCTCTGCGAGCTCAGGTGAAACCTCAACACGCTCAACGCTTGGGAGGATGGGCTCTCGCTCACCAAACGCTCCCAGAACATACGGCTCCGCACTGTAGATGACTGTCACTTCATGCTCGCCGGAGTCGAGTCCAAACTCAGACAGACGCTCCTTCAACGTGAACCGCTCGCGAGGCTTCCAGCCCTCGCAACGGTCCAGGCGCTCGCTCAGGTCGCGCACGGCAGCAAGCATCGGACGCGACGCTGCGATGGCCAATGCAGCAAGCTCGAGCGGCACGATGAACCGATCATCTTCCTCTTCGGCGGGCTTGACGTACTCGAACTCTGCGCCACAGCAGCCAAAACCGATAGATGTGCGGAATCGCTGCTCCTCTGTAGCACTAGGTGCCACGGGAATGCGCAGAACAGCAACAACCTCTTCACCCTCGTTGCGCTTGTCATCGAAAGTCCACGTGAGGACCAGAACCCCATCATACAGGGCAGCTGAAACACGGCGAAGAGGTCCAGCAGCACCAAACGACACAATAGGCTCCTCGTTGAGATTAGCGTCAACACACTGCCCAAGGAGTCGCGCAGCGCTCGTGTGAGTGTTCAATGTGATCATACATTCCACCGCGACCTGCGCATAGAAACGCGGGTTCCCTGACTCAATGGCCTCCACAACATCGTGCTCGAGGAAGTCCCTGAACCAACTCCGATCCGCCACGAAGCTAGGGTGCGCCTTCTCGTAGGCGACGTAGTACTCCTGCTGAGTGGTCTCGAACCTGTCGTGAGCTTCCTTGAGGCTGGCGGGGATGTAGGTGGACATTATTGGCTCCTAGCTTTCTGGGGGGAGGGGTTAACGGTGGTTGAGCATCGAGCTTCGAGCGGTCACCTGTCGCCTGGCGGCTTTCAGTGCGCGCCACTCGAAGAAACGGGCGTAGGTGAATGCGAAGACGATGCCGGGAAGTGACCCCACCGCAATGGAGAGCACTGCGATGAGAGCAATCGAGCTGGCCAGTGACATGTGGGGCCTCCCTTCTCAACACGTCCACAGGAGTTGCGAACAGGACTGAGCATAGCATCCCAAACTGGACTACGCAAAGGGAATCAGAGTCCGATGCGGGAGGCAAGGAAGAAGCCCTGCCTCCCACGCGAACCTACCGACCAATCGCCACCCGATCCCCACCAACACGCTGCCAAGAAGGATCTCCTACACCGCTCCGATAACCGTCCACTTCACCCCGACTCATATCATCGCGATAAAGCGTCATTCGACTCCTGCTCACGCGCTGCTCTGGGTACAGCTCATAAATGCGACGCTCAGCACGCGAAGCCCTGCCCGCAACAACCAACTCCTTCGACGTACCCAGCGCCTCATCCCTCACAGCCGCGCGAACCCGAGCGACAACGCCATTGAAAAACCCCAACGTGTACCCACGCCGAAAACGAAGCCGATCAGACTGTGGATAGAACACCCGCCCCCGCAATGCCTCCTTAAGGCCCACCTTGCACTGAATGAGCGCCGAGTTGAAGAGCTCACTCAAGAGTGCCAAGTCGCCCGCAGCGCCAGCAATCGTAACCTGGCTTCTGCGAGGGCCTTCCTGAACGACGGCCATGCAGCTAAGAGCCTTCGCCAGGTTCGACAAACCGATCACGCGCATCGGCCCCATCGACCCGCGCCCACTCGAGCGCCAGCACATGCAGAGTATCAGTGCCCACGACAAGCGACCCCGTAGCAACAGGTCAACACACACTACCCACAGCCCACCCGCACAAGAGGCCCGACCGGACCAGTCAACTTGCAAACAAGTCCAACATGGACTACAGTTCCAGACTAAGAGAACCCCCAGAAAGAGAACCGCCATGCCCACCCAGAAGAAAGTCATCATCGGTACCCGGAAGAACCTCGTTGAGGCTACAGTCCGCAACCGCAGTGAGGTTGTCGAATACCTCCAGCAACACAACTGGCACCTCGACAGGGAAACCTTCATCAGGGTCGCCCCAGACGAATACTGCCTCGTCAGTAAATCGGCACTCACCCCTGACATGAACATCGTTTCTGAAAGAGTTGTTTACACGTGGAGCACAGCTGAAACTACAGAGCTAAAAAAATTGAGGGAATACAAAGAGTGGGGGACTAAGGCGTACAGACTCCTTGTAAGCGAGATGATGGTACTGTGCGTGATTTTGGTGCCAGCAACATTTTTCGCGTGGAGCCGTCTTTACACCTTTGGGAAATATGCCATTTGCGCAGCATGGCTCGCTTTTCTTGGCACTCGCATCTGCATTTTTGCTTCGCTTGATGACACAGAGTCCGATACGAAAAATAGTGGCAAGTAGCTAACTAGACCGGTATTGAGACACCCATCCTCACCACCTGAATAAGCAACAGAAACGCCTGATAGGAGAACTCTGATGACAAAGAAAAATGCATTTGCGAAGCACTTGGGCGAGTTTCTACTGGGACTAGTTAAGGTGTGCGTTTTTATGGCCCTGATGACCGGGACTGTCGTAGTGTCCGCCTTTGTCACCATGCAAGGCACGTTCGTCATACTTGATAAGTATGGGTTTCGCGGAATAGTCATCGAACTCATCATCGTGGTCATAGCCCTGGTACTTGCGTCCGAAACGTTCCAAGATAAGCGCGAGCAGAACAAGGCTCAACGTACAAGGAACGAAGCTCAAACAGAAAGCGACCAGCAAGGCTCCAAGGATGAAAAAGAAACGTATGAACGATGCACGTCAGATAAGGCGCGCAGTGTGGAAGTATGCTCGTCCTGAAATTGTTCGGCTTATCCGATTTGCCGTTCTAGGAATCTGCTACTTCTTACTAATTACCCTTCTTCTCATAGACCGCATCAGCCAACTTGGACTGTTGTGATGTCCGCCAGGACACCAAGGAGAACATATCCAATGACCGACCCCCTGAACCTAGCCCCCAATGATCCGCCAATGCCGACAGGATGGAAACCATTCTGGAAGCTCCCCACAACACTGCCACCCTGGCCCGAACCCATCGACCTACCAGTCGATAAGGAAGATGAACACCACTACCTAGGAAGGTAACGCCATCATGCCAACCGTCACCGAGCAAACCCTCACTGTCCACGACCTGTACGCCATGCGCGACAACGTCGGACTGCCTAAACAGGAGTGCATTGCGCCGGTTAAAAAACGCTCCTGGTTCGAGTGGGATAAGTTCGAACAGGCGCACTATATTAAAAAAATCGCTCAAGGCAATGCCGAGCCTCCCAGGATATTTATTTATGAACCTCTTAATAGTCCAGACAAAGCCGTCATCCTGGATGGACGCCAAAGGCTCAAAGCAATCTTTTCTTACTTGGATGGCAACCTGACGACAGGGGCGGCAGGATACGTTAGTTGTGAGGCTGCGAAGATCTACAACCAAGTAATCTCAGAACTCCCCAGCATCTCCAGTTTCTTGCCACTACCTCTTCAAGTTAGCATCGTCAATGCTTCATCCTATTGGATGGCAGCTCTCTCTTTTTATCCACTAATCTGTGGACATGGCGACTATGCGCCAAATGAGCTAGAAATGTTCAACCGCATTGTTGACGAAAACTCGCCAGTCCTTTCAAACTTAAGTGACTGCAAAAAGCGCCTCGGTCAAGCTGAGGGAGAAAAGCATCAGCTTCTCTCATTCTTTAACCCCAAGCGGCAGAGGAACAAAGACGAATGGAGACGCGAGTTGGATGCGCGAAGCGCCGAAGTTCACGTCTTTTCTTTCATTGAACGACATCTATTACGAGGAGTCGTCCCATGCTGAACGCCTACATCATCCCCGACCCCGCAACCGTCCCCGACGACTACGACCTCGCAGCAGAGCTCACCGCCCGCGGCTTCCCAGCCCGAGAGATCGTCACCTACTGCGGTGGTCGCGAACGAGACTACATCGTGCTCGGCCATGACTTCGAGGAAGACGGTGGTGACGCGCTCGTCTGGAACCCCGACACGGAAGAGGTGTGGTACCTGTCCAGAGGCGACGTAGAAGCAGCGCGCAAGGCTGTCCCAGGCACCCCATTCACGCACCTGCGCTACTCGTACTACATCCTCACCGAAGACATGAACAAGGATCTTGACGCGCTCCAACGTGAAGGCCTCGACTGCCAAATCTGCGCCAGCCACCTCGACGGAACCGACATGGAACCCACCATCTACGTCCGAGACGTTTATGGAGACCCCGACAACCCCGTCTACCCCGGCGAAATGATCGTTTACGCTCACGGCGCGCTCTACGACGAGATCTCCGAAGAAGTGTGCGAAGCCGTCAGAGCAACAGCTTGACCTCCACGCAGCGAAGCACCCCTCCCCACTGAATATCAGGGGAGGGGCACTTCTGCATGTGGAGCATTGTCGAAAGTAAGTGCCCATTATGGACTTGCACCAACTTGCAGCAGTCCAATATGGGATATAAGCTGAGGGGGAGAAAGGAGGCTCATCATGGCCGCACGCAAGGCAATTCTTGCCCTCGACTTCGATGAGGTGTTCATCCTCGCCCCCGGCACCCCAACAGCGAAAGGGGCGTACCCGGATCGCGCCCGCACCCTGGTCACGGTCAAGCTCGACAGTGGGCTCGTGGGTACTGGGGATGTCTGGTACTCGCCCCGCATGATCGAAGCCCTCAACGTCATCGTCGGCGACGCGGACAAGATCCTCCTCGCCTCGTCATGGGGGAAGGCGAGTATGAAAGCAATGAGGGCCGTGGGCCTACACCTCCCACGCCGGAAGACCGTCAACCTGTTCCCGCACCTCACGCCGGGCACCATCAGCCAGGAGCGCAAGCTCCGCCGTGCCCACGACCTCATCCTCGACCACCTCACCGACGATGACACCCGCATCGCGTGGGTGGACGACCAGCACCCCCGAGGCTACGGGCAGGTAGACGGCATCCACACCATCGGCACCGACCCCATCACTGGGCTAACCCGAGCTGACCTCGCGCACATCCGCGACGTGCTCTTCTACTGAAAGGAACCACCCATGACATTGACGCTCAAGTGGGCGAACGGTACCTGCACGGGCGACCTCGCGCAGGTCGCGAGCCTCGTTACGGCCATCACCCAGAAGAAGCCCTGGACACAGACGACACGCAAGACTGGTGGGCTCATCGTGTGGCAGAAGTGGGACGAGTCTGAGCAGCTAACGTCAGTGGGTGACCCCACCATCGCTGACGACCTCGCCGACCTCCTCGCCGACCACCTGGGAGTCCCTCAGGACGAGGTGACCATCAAGCCTGACCCGCGTGACTCGTCGCAGCTGACCGCCAGCGAACTACGCGCTCGACGCCTCCGTGCCCACCTCAGCAAAAAAGACCTCGCCGCCCTATGTGGCGTAAACGAGTACACGGTGCGCAACTGGGAGCAAGGCGTGCGCACCGTCATCCCCACCCGACTCCTGCGCGTTTTCCAGCGCCTCGACTCCTACAGGGAGGAAGCCCATGCAACAGTCCACGCCGAAGCAGTGCGCCTCGCCGGAAACGAGGACGCGCTCACGCAGACTGGCTTCACCGGATACGCCGTCTACGCGCCCAACGACCACGCATACGCGACCCTCTGGCCGGACGCTGCAATCAGCGCCGACATGTGGCGCGATGTCATCATCGAGTGCGGGCGTTTCCGCAGTGTCGCAAGCGACTACGAGGCAAGACTCATGGGCCTTGACCTCATCACCATCGAACCACCACGAAAGGGCAAGCCATGAGAACCGCGCCAGCGCCACAACAACCAGAGCGACCCACCCTCGAGACTGCCTGGGTTGAAGATGCGGATACCCCTGCGCCCTCGCGTAAGCGCGCCATCATCGTCATCATCATCGCTGTCGTCGCCCTCATTGCGTCAGGTGTCGCCGCATGGGTGTGGAGCACCCACCAGGCGCAACCTCCCGCCCCGCAGCCCACAGCCACGCAGACGGCACGCGCGTACACGGCCAGCGACTACGAGGAAAACCGCGCAGTCTGCCGCGAAATGTACGAGACCCGCGACCTCCAGCTCTACTGGTCGTGCGTCGTCGGCGACATCCGCCTCGGACAGGAAACCGACCCGGCGGTCCCGCTCGCGGATCTGCCGCCTGTTCGACTAGCGCCCAAGGCCAGCCTCGGAGGCCAAACCGACATCACCTTCGCGCCCGACGCAACCGCGCGTTGCTACGCCACCGGCTACTGCCTCACCGACGCAACCTTCAACGCCAGCCACACCAACGTCAAGGTCATGTTCACGCGAGGCGACGGCGACATCATGGGCCTGTTCGTCCCCACGTCGGACGCGCCTACCGTCATGACGCAGGAAGTCATCGCCCCCTACATGCCCACCGGAGCCGCACCGGACCCCACCGTCCACCAGGCGACGCTCAGCCGCATTCACATGGGAGCTGACACCCTCGTCGGCTACGTGTTCTCACAGCCCCGCTACTGCGGCGACACCCCCGACGAGTGCTCCGCAAAGTACACGGCCCGCACCCCCATCCCCTTCACGGGCACCACCCACATCACCACCCAAGCCGAAGCCCAGAACTGAGAGAGTCCGTCATGTCAGTCGAGAGAACCACCATCGAGCACTACGCGCCTAGTAGCGCGAAGCAAGGCGGAGGCTGCGTTGAAGGCGGAGGCTGCGTTGAAGGCGGTGCGTGATGTTTGAAGCTGTCAAGGTCGCGCTTGACCCAACTCCCACGCAGGAGCGCCTATTCCTGTCTCATGCTGGCGCTGCGAGGTTTGCGTTTAACGCGGGGCTCGCTCACGTGAAGGAGGCGCTTGAGGCGGGCGCGAAGCCGGAGTGGTCATACTATGCGCTGGTTCGCTGGTGGAACGCCAACAAGGATGTCCTGGCTGTGAACGCGGACGGCACCCCGTGGTGGGCTGAGAACTCGAAAGAAGCTGCGAACACTGGGCTCAGGTCGTTGGCATCCGCCTTGACGAACTGGTCGAAGAGTCGCCGTGGCGCGCGGAAGGGCCGCAAGGTCGGGTTCCCGAAGTTCAAGGCCAAAGACCGTGCAACGCCCCGGTTCGCGTACACCACCGACTTTAGGTTGATCGAGGGCGATCCGAAGGCTCTGCGCCTGCCGAAGATCGGCCGCGTGCATTGCATGGAGGATGTCGCCGAGCGCGTGGGCGGCGCTCGCGTTCTGCGCGTGACGGTCTCGCGTCGCGCTGGGCGTTGGTACGCCGCATTAACGGTCGAACGCGACGACAAGCCGGTGACGAAGCCGCCGCGGGGCGGCGCGGTCGGCGTGGACCTGGGCGTCAAGACGCTCGCTACGCTGTCGGACGGGACGGTCATCGCCAACCCGCGTTGCCTTGCGGCCAGCGAGCGGCGGTTGAAGCGCGCGCAGAAAGCGGTCAGCCGCAAAACCATGGGCTCGAACCGGCGAGCCAAGGCGCGAGTCAAGGTGGCCCGCCTCCACGCCCATGTGGCGAACCAGCGGCTCGACGCGATCCACAAAGCAACGACCTGGCTCGCCGAAACGTACTCGGACATCAGTATCGAGGATCTGAACGTGGTAGGCATGGTGAAGAACCACCGGCTCGCCAAGGCCGTGTCGGATGCGTCGTTCGGCGAGTTTCGCCGCCAACTGGAGTACAAGACCGCGCGCACCAGCGCGACACTACACGTCATCAACCGCTGGTACCCATCCAGTAAGACATGCTCGGCGTGTGGGGCAGTGAAAGCCAAACTCCCCCTCGTCGAGCGCGTCTACAGGTGCGACGGTTGCGGCCTGACCATGGACCGCGATCTGAACGCGGCCATCAACATCAAGGTCGCCGGGAGTGCCCCGGAGACTGTAAACGCGCATGGAGGGACTGTAAGACGGAGCAACCAGCACGGTTGCGCAACGCGAGTCCCAGTGAAGTGCGAACCAAGCAGGCGCGGCGGAAACCGCGCTGTAAGACTTGGAGCGGGTGCCCGCAAGGATACCCTGCAAACTACAGTCAAGTAGCTTGTAACGGTTCAGGATCTTCGCGAACGTCGTGACCTCGCCACCTTCGGCGTTACGCCGCATCCTGCTCGCAGGTGGATGCTCATACGGTGAACAGTCCGCGCACGAAAGGAAACCGCCATCATGGCGCTCATCAACAAGGACACGCGCATCGCGCGATACTCAGCCGAAGAAGGCGTGGGCTGGGTGCCCCTCGTCCCCGGCCTGGAAACATCCCCGTCGTTCGACAAGTACCTGGAAGAAACCGGCTACTACATCAACGACTACAGCGACCGTGATGAAGACAATCTGCTTCGAGACTCACTCCTGGACCCTCTGGGCCCCGTGTGGGACGACATGAACGAAGAGTTCCTGCTCGACCTCTACGAGGGCTGGGGCCATATCCCCATGGTCACCCCAGATACTCCCGTCTTCGCGTTCGTCGAAGGCAAAGCCCCCACCTCGGCACCACTATCGAAGGCCATCAGCTCACCCCTGATCGGCGGCGGCGAAACCCTCGCCCTGAAAGTCCTGCGCGAAGTCGCTGACAGGCGAAATATCTACGTCCCCAGCGACGCGACCGTGTACGACGTTCTGAACCTCATCAGCATGGCAACGAACAGCCCCCTCTGGGCCCTCAACTGCCTCCTACGCACCCAAAGCAGCCAGAGCGGCAACCAGCTCACACTCGGCTACCACGAGAACCAACGCGAAAGCAGCTGGATCGCAGCCACCCACAAAAGCGGCTACTCCTGCGCCTTCGACCTCCTCGACCAAGACCTACGACGCGACTACGGCGTGAACTACGTGATCGTCCCCGACGACGACCACACCGACTACTTCTACACCAGTACCAAGTATCGCGACAAGAACATGAAGATCATGCGATACAAGGAAAACGGCGTAGTCGGAGACGCTATCGAACTACTCGACCTCGACGGCGGCAACGCATACCCCAACCTCCACGGATGCCAGCCCGAAACGAGAGTGCCGGAGCTCCTACGTCTCGACAAATACCTCGCGACGATGAAAAACCTGCCCCAAGGCACCCAGGTTCCCATCGCGATCTACTCCACCAACAAGGGGGACACAATCACCATCAACGGCACACGCATCCCCGCATTCAAGATCGTCGCAGAAGACCTCTACGAGCGCTGCGAACTCTACGACCGCACCGACTTCCGAGTCATGCGGCAACCCATCCGCTCATACAGTCCCTTCCAACTGCGACCACAGTTCGGCAAGCACATCCTCACCCCAACACCCAGCGGGAACGCCGTCCTCGCCCACATCCAGAAGCAACGGTGACACCACATGCGCATCAACAACAAGTCCCTCTTCCCCTACCGGGGGAAGTACGGTTCGCGTCCACCCCTCAACTTCGGGCGCACCAAAACCCACATCCAAAGCCCCATCGGCACGAGCATCCTCCTCACCGACGCATACGACGGCCTCATCGGCCCCGTCTGGATCGCCATTCCCGACCCCACGTTTAGCGACCCCGACACAATGCCCGTCCCCCCGTACCTGATTGCCAGGGCCCTACACGCCCGCGAAGTCGTCACGCAAACAACCAATACCCCGCTCGAGATCGTGGCCTACGCGCGCACGCACATGTCCCCAGTGTCAGCGATGCAAGCCAGCATCGACGTGATCGTTCGTTTCCCCAACGGCAGCGCTGGGCTCGCTGAGGTCATCAAAACACGCGACAACCCCAATGGCCACGGCAAGCTGAAAAACACATCGCCCCTACCGTCGGACAGTCACCTCATGGTCGGAGTGAACGAGGTCTGGCCAGGAATAAACCCAATCCCTGTGTGCAAGAGGTCAGGCACCACCCCCTTATACGTCCTCCATGCAGGCGATGTGGAGAACATACCCGACCGCAAGACACTCGACCTTATCCTTCGACGTACCCCGTCCGTGTTCGCACGCAACCGAGGTCGCGAGTACGGAGAGATCTGGGACGAAGAACTCGAACAAGACCCGACCGACTGGGATACCCCGTTCCTCCTGCGTATCCTCGCGCGCAGCATCAGCGGAAACACCAAGGTCGGACGATCAGACACCCAAACCAACGGCCTATGGACGTACTGGGTGAGCTGCGACGGGCGCAAGCCCCGCAAGCTCGCCGACTTCACCAACCCGCTGGTCTACACTGGAGCGACCCTCAGCTTCCTCGCCTGGAGCGCATACGGAAACCTTGAGGAAGACCTCGCAAGCAAGACAGCAAGCCTGCTCCGCTAAGCCCCGAAAGGGAACCCCACATGCTCACACGCGCCCGACGAGTACTCCTCGCCCTCATCGCCGCGGCCACCGTCATGCTGCCGCTCACCCCGGCCCCCGCATACGCTCTCCCAGCCAATCCCAACGTCTCCGATGAGGTCATCGAGGCGAACTGGGCGACCCTATCCGCCGAGCAGCAGGAAGCAGCCAAGCAGGTTGTCGCAGAAGCCAAGGCCGAAGGCTACTCGGCGGAGGCCGCAGCGGCCATCGCCGGTAACTTCTGGCGCGAGTCCCACTTCAACGTGGACGCAGTGAACGCCTCATCGGGCGCGTGTGGCATGTACCAGGCCCTTGGAGACCGACAGACGCTCCTGTTCACCTACAACGGAGTCTCCGGATGTTCAGGCCTCAAAGCCAAAGAAACCACCCAGGCGGCGCTCGCGGACGGGCGCAGTGAATGGCTCGGATGGCCCACCACCAGCAGCATTTATGGCGGCATGGCCTCCTACGCGCTCAACGAAGCCGGCGTTTGGGGCATCACCGGCGGCACCGCCCCCTCCGCCGACGACTCTTTCGGGAGCCTCGAAGGCTTCAAGAGTACCGACAACTGGTACTTCGCGACGTGGATCTGGATGACGAACTGGGAAGCCCCCGGCGCAGCTGAAGCAGGCTTCATGGAACGAGCCTCCTACGCTGCGACAGTCCTCAAGAAAGTCGGCAACACCGACCCCGCCGCAAAGTCCACCACAAGCGGCGCACAGTCCGGCTCAACCGGGGGAATCCTCGACGAGTGGTCCCTCCCTGGGATGCCCAAGAAACCCGAAATCGCTAAAGGCCAGTCCCTCACGTTCGCGGACAGTTCGCAGCTCACGGCGAAGCAGCGCGCAAACGCCTCCGACCTGAAAACACAGCTCGAAGAAGAACGGGACCGAGAAGCAGCTGAGTCAGCTCGAACATGGGTCGCCGTCGTCGGTGTCGCCCTGTTTGTCTACGCTCTCGTCATCCTCCTGGCCCTCCTGATCGACCTGTCGTTCCCACTGTTCTCTGTCCTCAAGGGCGTGACCTTCGGGCGGATCAAGTACTCACCACTACCAGCCGACGAGCGCCCGAAAGGCACCTACGGAGTCGCCGGAGTCCTAGCCACCTGTTTCGCCTTCGCAGCCCTCGGTGCCCTCATCTTCACGGGCGTGATCCAATCCTGGCTCGCGCACCTCGTCATCGCCCTTACCTCTTGAAAGGAACCCTCCCATGATCCGCCAGTCCGAAACCGACTTCGCCACAGCCCTCGTCACCAAGTACGGGCAGCAATGCGCCGAGCTCTTCGCCCTGTTCCTCCACACCATCCCCCTCGGGTGCTCATGGGCGTTCCTGCACCCCCAGCAGGTCGAAGACCTCGGCCTGCCCTACAACCCAGAAGGCCCCGTCCCCCTCATCTGGGATCCCCAACACAAGACGGTCGCCACTCGCACCGCCACCAACGCGAACGCCTCCACTCTGACGTTCGTCCTCATCCCCGTCGTCGGAGGCTTCATCCTCGAAACCGCCTACAGCGTCGCCGTCAACGTCATCGAACAGTGCGGAGGCCTCTACGAGGAAGACATCCTCACAGCAGCGGGGGAGAGTCGCACCAAAGCCAAGGAACTGTTCACCAAGCGCCTTGAAAAAGCAATCAACGACGGTGGCGAGCTTCGCTTCGGCTACTACTGCGTCAACGGCTCCCAGACAATCACCATGAACGGTGTCGCCTACCCCGCCTACTCGCTCCCACTACGCGCCATCGCCGAAATCGCAGCACAACAGGGCCTCTCCTTCCGCGTCCCCCAACACGCCCCCATCCCGGCCTCCACTGTCGCCGCAAGCCCTTGGGACACCCTCTCTCGGTCAGTTGCAGCCCCCTCCGGCAACGCAATCCTCGGAGCCCTCACCCGCTGAAAGACCACGCCATGTTCATTCACATTCCAGAACCCAGACCCCGTGAGGGCATCGCCCCCGCTCTCGAACTCCAGATCCGCGCTCGACTCGACAGTACTGTGACGGAGCATGTCGGCGAAGCTGTCACCATCAGCTCACCCCAATACGAGACCTTCATCGCGCAATGCGCAGAAGCCCTCCAACGCGACAAGTCCCTCGACCTCGAGGTCGCTCCCGCGAGCGCGGATGACGCTGAGACCATCACCATCGTCAACGACTCCGGCATCACCGTCGAAGACATGCGCGAGACCATGAGCGACCTCATTGGAGACGCGCCCGACCTCGGAGTCACGATCAGCGTCAACGACGGCCAGTACACCATCACCCTGACCGCCGTCCCCGACCTGCCCGTCCTCGAAGCCCACGTCGAAACACTCACCTGGTCCGCAGATGGACACACCCTCACGCCCACCATCCACACAACAACGGGAACCGAGATCCCCACATGGACCCCGGCGATCCTCGCTCAAACCGAAGCCTACCCAGGTGGGACCGTCCGCTACGTCGATACCACCTACGGGCCGATCCCCTGCACCCCACAGGGGACCGTCATCATCGACGCAGCCATCGCGACCTCAATACACCACGCCCGCGTGTAACACTCTTTACGCCTCCCTTCCAGTTGGTACCATTAAAGAAACTAGGGCAAAAGCCCCGGTTACGGCTCCCACAGGAAGGGAGGCGCTGTGCGCCGCTACATCGAACAAGTCACACACCCCGACGGGACCGTCACTGAGACACCCGTTGACGGCATCATCCTCACCGAGCGCAAATACCAGGAACAGCGCGACCACCTCGAAGCGCTCATCGTCACCGCCGACACCTTCCTCCAGCAAGCACAAAGCGCCCTCGACTCCCTCATGGACACGTACAAGGCGCAACGCTCCGCCGATAAGACATACCTCGCAGCCTTCGGCCTCGAGGACGACCCCCAGTCCGAAACCATCCTCTAAGCTCACACCTCCCCATCGAACGGATCACCATGAACGACTACAACGACATCGAAGACCTCGACGAGACGACAGACGACACCATCGTCCTTGACCTCGCCGATGACACCATCGGCCCTGACGACCTCGATGAAGCCGACCTCGAGACCACAGAAGAGGATGAGGACGACTACGACGAATACGAGGATGATGACGACGAGGACGACGTAACCTCAGTTCCCGTCACCACCTTCACGCTCACCCCACTACGAGACGGCCCCGACGAGGCTGACGAGGATGCCGTGGGCGACGGAGACGAAATGACCGAGGACGACACGGACCTCAACGAGGGCGCTGACGACGAAACCAGCGCCGATACCGAGGCCGCTCCCTTCCGCATCGACATCGACACAGACAACCTCGACAGCACCGCAGTCGAAGCGATCAGCAGCGTCAATGACGTGGTGACCGTCAAGAGCGACGCATACTCCGTCCGGTACACCCACATCAGCCCCCACCAGGTCGTCGGCACCAAGCCCATCAAGGACTACCGAGCCGACACCTACAGCGGACTCTTCAACGTGATCCGTGAGATGGGTGTCATTGTCCCCGTCGTCGTGACACCACTCGCTGAGTATGCCGACTTCCTCGCCGACAACAACATCACCACCGGCGCAGAAGCCGACGAGCTCGGCTACGCGGGCCCACGCTACCGAGTCCTCGACGGCTGGCGACGCATCTTTGCATCCCTCAAGAACAACTACGACGAGATCCCCGCCGCCATCGTCACCTTCCACGACCCCGAAGTTGGACGCGACCTATCCAACCTCATGCACCTAGTCCTCAACCGCGCCCAGACACACACATGGGCTGAGAAGTGGGCGATGCAGCAGGTGATGGAAGAGTCCTACAGCCTCACCCCATCCATGCTCGACTGGCTCCTCCTCATCGACGCAGGCGACTCCATGCGCCTCAAGGAAGTCATGCTCGCCGAGTACCCCGAAGTGACCGACGAGTTCCTATCGGGCAAGAAAGACCTCGCACGCTCCTACAAGGCACTCGAAAAGCTCCGTAAGGCAGAGGCGAACCCAACGGCAGGCGACGACGACAGGAAGATCTCCAGCGTTGACGAAGCCGGCGACCTCGCAACCGACGATACGGAAGATGCCCCCCTTACCGACGAGGAAGTCAAGAACCTCCTCGAAATGGGCGACGAACTCCGCGAAGTCCGCGACCTCCTCAACAAGGAAGCCGACACCGACGACGCAGACATCGACGACGAGAACTACGGCGGCGACCCCATCCCCGAAAACGCAGCCGAACAGGTCGGCTTCGAGGGCGGCGACGACGACGAAGACATGTTCGGCGAAGTCGATGAGAACACCGTCCAGGACACGAAGGACCGCAAGCCCCTCTCCAAGGAACTACGCACAGCGATCCTCGCGCGCGACGAGTTCACCTGCCAGGCCTGCGGCTACGGCAAGGGCATCACGTCCATGGTCCACCTCGGCCAGCTCGAAGCCCACCACAAGACCAGCGTCTACGTGGGCGGCTCCGACGCGATGAGCAACTTCGTGACCCTCTGCCAGCGCTGCCACGGCCTCGTACACATCCTCGCCGGCTTCAACGCCAAGATCGGCATGACCAAGGAAGAGTTCGAGAACGTCCCCGACAACGATCAGACGATGTTCCGCGTCTGCATTAAGCTCGCAAAGGTCATCCTTAAGGCCGAAGAGGAAACCGGCAAGGCACTCAGAAAGTACAAGCCTGTACGTAACCCATTCTGGGAGCAGCAGAAGCAGGCACAAGATGTTGTCAAGACCCTAAAGGGTGAGGAAGCATTGGAGGACACAGCAGAATGACGACGTGGGTTTACTTCCAGCGGCCAGGATTCAGCCTCTACCAGGAGGACGGCGGCGTGCTTACATCCACCGCTCAGACCGTCAAGCGCGCCCAAGCCCTGCGCGACATGGCAGCGCGACGCGCTCCCAACCTGCAAGCTGCACCCTACAACCCGGCAGGCTACGAGTACTGCGCCTTCGATGGGCAGCGAGTCGTCAGTCTGTTCGCCCGCGACGGCCTCGCCGTCACCCCCGGCACCGTCGTTAAGACAGACCAGGGCAACAAGACGCTCGCGCAGGTTCTCGCCGACTACGAGATCACCGACCAGGGCGTTGACCCCAAGGCCGCAGCGTGGGACATCCAAGCCCTCCGTGAGGCCGTCCGCTACGCCAACGCCTACACGCTCACCCGCATCGACCCCCAAGACGATGGCCCCTTCAAGCCGGCTGGATTCACACGGCCAATCTACTGGGCTCTCACGCGCCCCGACAGCGACAACGAGTGCATCCTGCGCACGTGTTGCTACACGCAAGGAACCCACCAGGCCCACAAGCCCACCCTCGAGGCCCGCATCGGCAACTCCGACTACTTCCTCGTCTCCCTCCCCAAGGACTGCATCCCCCTGTTCGACGGAACAAGAGCGACCCCCACGCGGGAAATGCTACGAGCGCTCGCCCGAGCGGTAGACGACGCAGCCGCCACCCCCTTCTGCCTCGAACGAGACATTAAGGGCGTAGCCTATGCCCTTACCCGAGGGGGTGAACGTCTCGAGTTCTGCCTCGAAAACGTCGGCTCCTTCACCTACACGGGCGACGACTTCGTAGCACACGAGAGTCATGGCGACCCGGCATACACCATGGGGCGTTCCATGCTCGTCAAGGGTGCGCTCAAGAACTACGGTGGGGGGTGCTTCGCCGGCGTGTATGAGATCATCGACACTCTCGTTCGACAGAGAGGCGACCGCTCCGACCGCCCCTTACTGTCCGTTGACAGGTATCGAGCTGCGCGAAACGGCAAGTGGGACGTGTACGCCGACGTGCGCACCCCCTACGTGCCGTCACGCAGCACGCACCCCGAAACGCGGCGTAACGAGCCGTACAGCACCTACGACCGCTACGTCATGCACTACAGGAACCTCATCAAGGCCGACGCAGCCAACATGGCCCCCCGAGCAGATTAGGGCACGCATGAACGTTCCTCGCAGCGTTGCGGCGCGACTCAACGCCCGCCAGGCACACACCCCCGAAGCGCGCAGCCGCCTCGAATGGGCGGCAGAAGTCCACACCATCCTCGAAACCGCTGCCACCACCTTCGATGAAACCATGACCCGCCAGCAGGTAGTGGTCCCTGCGAACCGCACGCGCGGCCCAGTGCAAGCGAGAGGTATCCTGGACATGTGCCAGGCCCTCAGCGTCGCAGGCATGGCCACCAGCACTCCAACCGGCGACATCATCCTCACCCTCGCCGGACATGCCGACCGGATGCAAGCAGCACTCCACCTCGCCCACAGCTACCTCGAGGCCGAGCACCTGCACCTCAGTCGCGCACACACCGACCGCCCCGGCGTAACTCTCAGCCCCGCCAAAGCGCGCCACAAGACCTACGGGATACTCCTGAGCGCAGCAGCCGAAGCCTCCACCATCATCCGCGCAACCCGACCCTTCAATGCGCCACTCGACCAAGAGGATGTTGAAGCGGCGCACGCAGTACTCAGTCAGGGGTGGGTCGGATCAGCCTACCGGGAGCAACCACTCCTAGCGGCTGATGAAGGATGCAGCGAGTATGAGAGAATCTATCTCTCTGTCAGCCAAAAACCCCTCGTCAAGTCGTACAGAAAGAACCTGCGATGATCCCACTCCGCGCGCCTCGTCACCTCCATCGAGCGTGGCGGGGCTCTGTCGCCCTCACCTTCCTCCTCGCGCTCATCCTCACGTTCTTCGCCCACCCCGCTAAGGCGTTCACCGAAGACCAGGGGCACAACCTCAAGGCCAAGCCCTCCACCTGGTGCCAGTGGTGCGCCGACAGTGACTTCGGGTACGACCCAAACGAAGAGCGCGGCATGATTACCAACGCCGGAGCAACCATGGGCGAGGCGGCGTGCGGTAACTTCTCCTTCGCGTTCGTAGAACTGAGAGCCGGAGTCAAAGCCCGCGGCTCCTACACCGTCAACGACATGCGCGCCGAAGCCATCAAGCTAATGCAGGCAGGCAAAGATAGCCCATTCAGCGATGACGGTTGGCTCTACCAGCTCAATCCCGAAGGCTTCGCCCAGGGAGTCTCCAACATGACCGGCGGGCAACTCACCGTCGAAGTCCAAGGCGACACCAGCGGCGCAGGCCTTGGAGCCAACAAGTTCACCGAAGACGACGTGCGTCAAGCCATGAACGACGGCTACTTCGTCATCTTCATGGTCCAAACCGACACCGGCGGACGACACTGGATCGCCGGCGACTACGTGGAAGGCAACACCGTCCACACCATCGACTCAGGACGACCCCTCACCACCCTCGACCGCTCCCAATACCCCGGCGGCATCGGCCCAATCCTCAAGTTCTCCCGCACCGACGGCAAGAAACTCCAAGACCTCCCCACCATCGACGACGCAGCCACCAGCGTCGGCAGCAGCAACAGCGGGGACACCACCACCGCAACCGACACCGGCATCATCAGCGACCTCGACCTACCCGGTATGCCACCTCGCACCGTCGGACAAAACCACCAGCTTTCCGAAGCCGACAAGCTCGCCTTCGCGAAAGACACCCTCAAGTTCGCGAACTACACGAACCTGAACACCACGCAGAAAGACAACGTTGACCAGATCGTCGCGCAACGCCAGCTCGAACAAGACAGCAAACTGTCGAACGGGTTCAGCACCGGCGCAGCCGTCATCGGCATCATCCTGTTCCTATACGCCCTCGTCATCGTCCTCGCATTCCTGTTCGACCTCGCCTTCCCACTGTTCTCTCTCCTCAAGATCGCGACAGCCGGCTCCCTGACTGTGCATCACGAGTCGCAAAGCCGTGCGGGCGTGAAAGAGCTGGGAGCTCCACCTCGAGGCCGTTGGGCGACATGGGGGAATGTGTTTGTGACTGCCGGGCTGGTCGCAGCATTGGGCGGTCTGCTCATCAGCGGGACGCTGGTTAGGTGGGTTGCGTTGTTCGTGCAGATGCTCTACATGTGACGGGTGAGCATAACCCCTGCGCGCCTGTGATCTAGTTAACCAGTTTACAGGTTGCGCGCACAAAACAACCAGGCCTACACTAAACCCATCACAAACAACACAATCACAACTTAAGAGCGTCCCCTGAACCGCCCCGGATCAGGGGAGCACCCCGGAAAGGTGCCCGAGCGGCTGAAGGGGCCTCCCTGCTAAGGAGGTAAACAGAGGAATCTGTTTCGCGGGTTCGAATCCCGCTCTTTCCGCAGGACGCGAGAAGCGCCTGAGACGAGTTACTTCATTTGGATCGAAACTACACTCGTTTCAACCTTTTCTCTCGCGTCCCCCACTTTTGCCCAAAACACCCAGAAAGGAGAGCGTTATGGCGCGCATGAACACCCGAGGCACCAAGCCTCGCAACACGGCGGCAACGCCTATCGCCACCACCGGCCAGGCCTTCACCGCAGAAGGTGGAATGGGGCGGCAGCGCACCCCCAAGGGCGAGCTGTTCCTCGCCGCCGTGACCTCCCTCAACGAGGACACGTTCTACGAGACCGCCGACAACCGCGCGCAGCGCATCCAGACGCTCGCAGCGTCTCCCGAGATCGTCAACAGCCCCGAGTGGGCGCTCGGCATGGTCCGCTGGCTCCGCCAGGAGGTCGGACTCCGGTCGATCCCCAGTGTCGTCGCTATCAGCGTCGTTAAGGCGCGCCTGGACGCTGGCCTGACCGGCACCAACCGTCAGATCATCGAAGCGGCCATCAGTCGTCTCGACGAGGCCTCCGACATGCTCGCCGGGTGGATGAGCCTGTACGGGCGCAACATCCCCTCCTGCGTGCGCCGTGGCGTTGCCGACGCTCTGCGCGTCCGACTGTCCGAGCGTTCCTACCTCAAGTGGGCGGGTCGCATGAACTCGGGGAGCGTCACGCTCCGCGATGTCGTTAACCTGACGCACCCCAAGCCGAAGGGCAAGGTACAGGAAGCCCTCATCAAGTACGCGCTCGACGAGGGGTACGGCAAGAAGGGCGATGACAAGCAGCTGCCCACCATCCGGGCTCGCCGTCAGTTCCTCGCCCTGGATCGTGACGCGCAGATTAGCGCTCTCACCGGCCCGGACGCGAAGGATGTCATCCGTAAGGCTGCGCTCACTCACGAGGTGATCGCAGGCGCAATCGGGACGATCCCCGCCGACGTGTGGGAAACACTCGTTCCTGAGATGGGCTACATGGCCCTGCGGATGAACCTCCGACGCATCGAAGCATCCGGCGCGTCTCGCGCACTGATCGCCACGATCAACGAGCGCCTGAGCGACGTGGAAGAGGCTGCGAAGTCTCGCACCATGCCGGTCGCGTTCTATGCAGCGTACAAGAACGCGCCGCTGGCTTTCGCCGCCGCCCTCCAGGACGCAGCGAACGCTTCGCTCGAGAACGTTCCCGCGCTCAAGGGGCGCACGCTGGTCCTCCTGGACCGCTCCGGCTCGATGAGCTACCCCATGTCGGCGAAGTCGTCGCTGAGCTGCCAGGACACGGCCAACGTGTTCGCGTCGGCGCTCGCTATTCGAGGCGAGAGCGTCCGAGTGGTTGCGTTCGACGATCACATGGAGGACGTGAAGGTCGCCAGCACGGACCTGCTCCGTGTCGTGGATCAGATGCCCACCGCTCGAGGCTGCACCTACACGCCGGATGCTGTCGCTTACGCCCACAAGAAGGGCGAGAAGTACGACCGCATCATCATCCTCACGGATGAGCAGTACAGGGGCGGCAGCGTCGATAACGCGCTCGACACCTACGCCCCCGGCGTTCCCGTGTTCACGTGGAACCTCGCAGGCTACAAGACAGCCCAGATGGAAGCCCGAGAGGGCCGCTGGACTTTCGGCGGACTCTCAGACAAGGGCTTCCAGATGATCCCCCTCCTCGAGCGTGGAATCGGCCAGTCCTGGCCCTGGGAGTAACCACCCACCCAGGGGCCTCACCCAACACTCCCACCACAGGGCGAGGCCCCACCAATGCCCCTATAGCTCAGTTGGTTAGAGCTGCGGACTTTTAATCCGAGGGTCGCAGGTTCGAGTCCTGCTGGGGGCACTCAGTGAAAAACTGAACATGGCGGGGTGCCGGAGTGGACTAACGGAGCTGTCTTGAAAACAGTCGCACCGACAGGTGCCCAGGGTTCGAATCCCTGTCCCGCCGCCAACTGAATACATGGTCCTATGGGGTAGCGGTCAGCCTGCCAGATTTTCACTCTGGCGACCCGAGTTCGACTCTCGGTAGGACTACTCCGATCCGGTGTAGCTCAACGGATAGAGCAAGGGACTTCTAATCCCAAGGTTGCAGGTTCGATCCCTGTCACCGGAACTCCAACAACTGAATAACATCCACGAGGGTCAGTGCCCCGAGCGGCGAAGGGAGCCGACTGTAAATCGGCCACAGGTAACCAGCCCACACCGCAGGTTCGAGTCCTGCCTGGCCCACTGGTGGAGTGAAGACGCGAATGTGTGAGTTACTTCTTTGCATAGAAAACACATCCTGGGCGTAGACCCAGGGCCCCATTTGCTCGCGCAGCCTTTCAGCTTCACTCCGCCCCTCCATCTCGGATGGTGTAACGGCAGCACACCGGATTTTGGTTCCGGGCATCTAGGTTCGAATCCTAGTCCGAGAGCGAACTGCGGGCGTGTCCCTGTCGAGAAGATAGCGACGCGCCCGCATGTTTACCCAGATCGAAAGGAAAACCACCGTGACTATTGGTGAGCGTAAGGCCGCAGCCAACAAGCGCCGACGCGCATTCCACATCTACACGATGAGCGCCTTGACCGCCCTCTGCGTGGGCGTATTCGCAGCTCTCGGGTTCGTGGGCCTGATCGGCCCCTCCCAGTGGGCTATCAGCCGACAGGAAACCACCCTCGGGAAGGTCTTCACCGGCTGGCTGACGACCGTCAACATGCCCGCCGCGGGGTGGGGGAGTGAGACCGTGTTCGTCTCCTCTTACACGGGCGATACCGCCCACCTGGCCACAGGGGAGATGGTCCCCGTTGCGGACCTGACCCTCACGGCACCGCTCTCGGCGACAGCTGAGCACGCCGTCTTCATGAACACCCTCACCGCAGCGCTTCTCGCTGCACTCCTGCTCCTTGTGGCCGTTGCTATGTGGCCGTCCTACGTCACCGACCCTGCGCAGCTCGAAACAAGCCTGGCGGGAGCGTTCGAGTGGCCCACACCGACGACGAGCGAGAAACAGCGCCAGAAGGCCCGCGAGCGTCGCCAGCAGCGACTAGAAGAGTTCACCGCAGCCCGCGAAGAAGCCGACGACCTCGACGCTGAAACCAATGCCGACACAACCCAGAACCACGCGCAGGAACACCCCGCAGGTGTCGAGCTCCTAGCCGCCCGACTCTCAAAAAGAGCCACCAATGACTGAACCCCTCATCATCGCGTTCGCCGCGGCCATCGTAGCGTCCGCAGCCTTCATGGTCGCCACCGTCGTCCTCATGGGCGACACGGCCTTCAAGCGCAGCGCAGACACCCTCAGCGCCACGCTCACAGTCGCCCTCATCAGCGCCGCATTCGCATCCCCGATCTTCACTCCCGCCACCTACCAGGTGCCCGACGTGATCCACGCATGGGTGAACTTCGGCCTCGCAGCACTCGCCCTACTGCTGATGATGGTCACGGTGTGGAACATGTTCCGCCGCTACCCCGACGTGCCCCTCACAATCCACTGGAGCGCATGGGCCATCAACGGAATCCTCGGATACGCCCTATGCGGCTTCATCCCCACCATCCACTTCATCCACTCTGTTAGCCCGTGGGCCTGAAAGGAAAAGAACAATGAGCGATAAGGATAAGCAGGAGCGCTTAGAAGCGCGGATTATGGCAGTAGTCCTAGCCCTTCTGCTGATCGCATCCTGGTTCATTCTCTTCCAGCATGGGGGACACACGCGGGAAAGAGACCAGAGTGATGCCCAGTCCGCCATCAGCATGGACGCCGGTGCTGTTCCTGACGGTTCGCTCAGCGACCTCGACAATTTGACCGTCAACGACAACCCCACCCCGCCCGAGAAATACAGTCGTGTTGAGCAGTTCGGCCCCGCCTGGAAGGATGTGGACCACAACGGCTGCGATACGCGGAACGACATCCTCGCCCGCGACCTCATCGTCAGGGGAATGCGTAACTCCTGTGTCGTCACCGCCGGCCAACTCGCAGACCCCTACTCGGGCACGTGGATCGACTTCAGCAAGAAGGAAGCCTCGAAGGTTCAGATCGACCATGTTGTCGCCCTCGAGAACGCCTGGCAGTCCGGCGCATACAACCTCACCCAGGAAGATCGTGAAGCTCTCGCCAACGACCCCAACAACCTCTTGGCCGTTAACGGCCACGACAACATGGCCAAGGGGTCCAAGAGCGCAGACCAGTGGATGCCACCAAACGCCGACTACGCCTGCACCTACGCCTCTAAGCAGGTCCAGATCAAGAGCCGCTACGCTCTCACAGTGACCACACCGGAGAAGCAGGCCCTCGCCGACGCGCTGGCAACCTGCACCACCAACTAGAAAGGTTCATCCCAATGGCATCATTCACGACAGCGCAGAAGCGCGAAGTGATCCAGAGACATTACCCCACTGCCAACAACATCGCCGTGAAGGGCAACGTCTTCTTCGCCGCCTTCCCCGACGCGGAGCCTATCATCGGCTGGCTCCACTCACCCCGCGAAGCCCTGTGGATCCAGGCAGTCGTCCCCGTGAGTGCCTGCCCCGCTCTGCGCACGGTCCCCCCGCGCTGGTTCATCGAAGCAGCACGACCCTACATGCGGGGCGACGAGCGAAAGGAGCGCTACCTCTACACGCTCCTAGCAGCTCAGCAAACATTCCCATCGGGGGATTATATGCGCTGGATCACTCTCAATGAGGGGCATCCGCTCAGAAAAGCGTTTGGTGACTATTGCGCCTTCGACATCGAAGGCAAGGAGACAGAGTTCCGCATCAAGAACGCCGAGTTGGAGACGGTCAGGACCATTAAGAAGGCCGACCTCCTCTACGTGCTCACGGATGAGCCAGGTAGCCTCTTCTACGAAGTGACACCTTTCTGATAGCCATGACTTACACGACAAAAGATATTCGCCCCGTCTTCGAGCGTGACTGGGGCATAGTCCGCAGATTCGTCGTCAAGGGAAACGTTGCGTTCAGCATCATTGGTACGGGTGTTCCAGTGTTCGGCTTCGTTGTTTCTGCCGCCAAGCCTCGCGTGGAACCGTGCGTGAGCCTCGGCAGTACCTCGACTCCTCTGGATGTGGTGCCGCCCCAGTGGTTCGCGAACGCAGCAACCGAGTTCATCTCCGGCATGGTGGGCGAGGCGCAGCGGAACTACTGGACTACGCTCGTCGCAGCCAGCAAAGCCCTTGGTAGCAACAGTGGACACATCCAGCTCGACGAGCAACACCCATTTGCACAACACACAGGGGCAGTGAGCCTCACCGCGCATGGGAACCGGGTTGAAGCTGCAAACCGGCATGGGGACATGGTAGGTGTCTACACGAAGCCCGGCATCATGCACGCCCTCACCTCCCAACCGGGACCGATCATCTCCTGGTCCTAATTGCTGCCAAACCGGAAGGAATGAAACATGTCTTTTATCCCGAGGGATGAAGGCTACGTGCCTCCACATCTCCCTACTATCAAACGCGAAGTTAATAAGCTGCTGGAGGGCGTGAAGCGAGTTGGAGCGAAACAGACAAACGTATTCGTTAGCGCCACATCAGGCTACCTAATCGGCAAGATCAGTAGGGGAGCTTGGGTGGGGATGCTTACCCCTGTGGAACGATGCCCCGCAATGGACGTGGTTCCCCCTAAGTGGTTTGCTCGCAGCGTCGAAAAGGCCTTACGGGTAGGCACGCCGCAACAGGTCGCCTACGGGCAAACCCTCCTCATACTGGCCGAAGCCACATACCAGGGGAGCGGCTGCATTACCCTCTCCGACAATCATCCTCTAGCTGTTGGAGTTGACGGTCTACAGTTCTGCCTAGATTACGGAACAGTGCGGGCGTATGATCGCCACGGCAACATCGTCGGACGACCAATCGGGAAGAACCAACTAGCGCAGATCCTCACTGCAAACCTGGGTGAGATCGCATTCATGGAATGAGGTCTACCCCCTCACTCTCATCATGAGCGGCACCTTCCCTCTGAACGCACCGAGGGGAGGTGCCGCCCCATGTCGCCACATACAAGGAATCAACTGAAAGGAACAGTAATCATGACACCAAAACGAAAGCGCCCCACCGAACTCACCCGCGACACGGTCCACGCACAGAAAGACCTCGCCCGCGTCCTGCGCTCCTGGGCTGACGACCTCGAAAAGGGAGGTGCAGACATGGACGCACTCGCCCGACGTGGGGAGCTTGCTGCGTGGGCTCAGAGGTGCACTGAGCGCCAGATGCGACATGTGGGCGCGTCGTTTGAGCGCGTGATCGCGTGCGCGTCTTCGGCTGATCGTCGAGGCGTTACTGGTGGCCGGTGAGGCTACGACGCGGAGGCCCTGGGGCTGCTGGTTGGTGGTTCCGGGGTTTTTCTCAACCCTAAACCGCCTGTGATCTACTTAACCAATTAGGTGGATGTTAGCGGTTGCAGACAAACCAAACCACCCACTACGATCAAACCCATAACCCAGTCACACGAAGGAGACAATCACCATGGTAACCACAATCGCCACCCCCGCCCGCGCCCGCATCAACGACCCCCAGACCAGCTGGGACGCAGCCCTCGCAGTAAATGCTGTGAAGTCGTGGCTCCTCTTCGCAGAACTCAGGACCATCGAGAAGGCCGAATGGATCGGCGAAGAGCTGACCGACGAAGCGTTCTTCACCAGACTTACCCCGTCTCGCGCTCGAACCATCGTGTCCGACTGGAAGAAGCAGGGCTACATCGAGGCCCTGCCCAAGCGCGCCAAAACCTCCACGGGACGCACCGCCCAGCTCAACCGCCTCACCACGCAGGGGCGCGAACTCGTCGCGATTCTCCGAGACATCAACCGAAAGGCCAACCAGCAGTGACAGAAGACCCATCCCCACCCACAAGCCCATCAGTGGCGGAAACACTAGCCCGCCTACAGGCCACTCTTAAAGCGCGTCGATCAAGCGCCGCCCATGCTCTCATCACGAGGGCGCGCATCAATGCCCGAAACTACCCATCGGAGGCGACACTGCCTCCGCGAATCTCACGCAAGAAAGGCAAAGTTCAACATGGCAGCGAAGAAGGAAGTTAAAGTCCTCCGCAAGTCGAAGAAGTGGGACGATCTCGCCCCGCGCATCATGGCTTACGCGAAGCTCCTCAAGGATCGCGTGAAGAACGCCGAAGGCCCCGTCAAGACATACATCCTCGACAACCTGGACGAGCGCTTCCCCGCAGTCGCCCAGAAGGGCGGCTACAAAATTGATGCCGATGTCCACGGGGACTCAGGCACGCTCTCCTACCGCAAGCCCTCCCGCAAGCCGGGCACTGGCCTCAAGATCGTGGATGCTCTCGCATTCATGGCTTGGTGCGAAGAGAACGGTATTGAGCACAACGCTCAGCCGACCGTCACGTTCCCCGAGGAGTTCGTGACCCAGGAGAACCTAGCCAAGCTCATCGAACAGGCTGGTGGCGTGATGCCTGACGGCATGGACGACGATACAACGCTCAACGCAGCAACCCTCACAGTTCGTATGAGCGAAGAACAGGCCAAGCACCTCGTGGACGACAAGCTCACCGTCCGCAAGCTTCTTGAGATGCTGGAACTCAAGGAAGACCTCGCCTGATATCCCCTCACATGTAGAGAAAGGTTACCTACATGACCCCCAAGGCAAACGACGCGCAGCCCGCCGCTAAGAAGGCCGCATCCAAGACCCGCGCCTCCAAGACTGTTGAGAAGGCTGAGGAAACCATCGCCGTCTCGTATGAGATGCCCGGCTACAAGGCGCTCAGTGAGGAGGAAATGCGCCGCGACTTGGCCGAAGCTGGCATCTACGCCCAGGCGCACGCGCTTGTTCCGTATCAGATGCGAGGAAATATGGGTGACATGTATCTGCTCATGCAGATCGCCAAGCACCTGAACATCCCCTTCATCACCGCCCTGCGTGGCCTGTCATTCATCGGCGACAAGGACGTGAAGCCCGCAATGACGGCGCAGCTCATGTCCGCGCTCGTCCGCAACGCCGGTCACACGCTCCGCGAACAGTGGGACGCAGAAACCAACACGGCCACCGCTACCCTCATCCGTAAGGACGATCCCTCGTTCGAGCACGTCGCCGTCTGGGACGAGGAGAAGGCCCGCGTCGCTGGCCTGTGGGAATCGACCCCCACGTGGGTCCAGTACCCGAAGGCTATGCTCACCGCCCGCGCCATGAGCGAGGTGTGCCGTCACGCAGCCTCCGAAGTCCTCCTCGGGTTCAGCTACGTGCCCGAAGAGTTCCAGACCATTGAGTCGGCCTCGCGTGTCCTGGACATGCGTGAGCAGGTGAAACGCGACATGGACGGCCTGCACCTGTCGAACGAGAAGGTCGCAGACCTCCTTGACGGCATTGCCCTCCCCGGTATCCCCGTCGCCCTTATGACTCCGCGCGAGCTGGAGGAAGTCAACGCCCGTATCGGCATGATCGAGTACGAGCGCGACAAGGACAAGATCGACGAGGTGCGCGAGCGTATCCAGAAGGGCCTCGATGTCCTGCACCTGACAGAAGGTGCGTTCGCTGAAATCGTGCGCCGCAACGTGCGCCCCGGCAGGGGGTACGACACCATGAACCTGCGTGAGGCTGAGCAGGTGCTCGACGTGCTCCTCCGCCAGGCGAAGAAGTCGGGTAACCGTTCTGGTCAGCGCCAGCCTTCCCAGCAGGCCCCGGCCCAGCAGCCCATGCAGCAGCAGGCTCACGCCCAGCCCGTCCAGAGTGCCCAGCAGCAGGCTCGCCCGCAGCCGCAGCAGGGATACACCCAGTACATGCCCGCGCAGCCTCAGCAGGCACCCCAGCAGCGCCCAGAACCGGCTCAGCAGCCCCAGCAGGCCCCCGCGCCCGCGCAGGAGTCCTACGGCCTCTACGACGAGTCTCAGCGCCCCGAGCAGTACCCGCCGCTCGGCTCCCAGAAGCAGCAGAGCGCATCCGGCATCATGACCATGATCCAGCGCGCCATGCAGAAACAGGGCCTCGCCGAGGATGAGCTGCCCTTCGTTCTCGCCCACATCTTCGGAGACAACGCGCCTGACGTGGACGAGCTGACCATGAACGACATGACCACCGTCTTCGCTGGCATCGAGCGCTACGCAGCAAAAGCTGGAGCAGTCGTAGAACCGGAACCCACCGCTGAACTCCCACTCGACGGCGACGCGCCCGCTGACACTGACAACCTGGACGACCTGGAAGCGTCCTACAGCGCACAGGGAGGCGAGGTGAACGACGATGACGCTGAGGCGTGGAACGAAGGCTGGCCGGAAACGGCAAAGCCCGGCGGCGGCGCGAACTAGCACCGGCCCCACCCAGCAAACCCGCGAACTCATCTACGGGCGCGACATGTGGCGGTGCGCCCGATGCGGAAAGGATGTCACCTACATCCAATCCAGCATCCAGCACCGCAAAGCCCGCGGCATGGGCGGCACAAACGACCCGTCGATCAACAGCCCCGCCAACCTCATCGTCCTATGCGGTTCCGGCACCACGGGATGCCACGGCCACGTCGAAGTGAACAGGCGCGAAGCCCGCAACTACGGGTGGGCGGTCTCCCAATACGCAGACCCCCACGACGTGCCCGTCCAGTACAAGGACGGCCTGTTCCTCCTCGACGACACCGGCCACCGCATCCCCACCAAATAACCCACCAGCAACACCCCTGAAAGAGGTGAACTCATGTCCCAGCGAATCTACATCGCTCTCCCCTCCGACTACACGTGCGAAACCGCTTACGCAGCCGAAGACGCTCTCACTCTCCTCGGCTACGAGCCAGCCAACTCCGCCGACAACAACGGTGACGACCGAGCCAACCTGCGCATGTTGACCCAGTGCGACGGCGTACTCCTCGCCCCCAACTGGGAAACCAACCCCATGAGCGCGCTCGCCACCACGGTCGCCCAGCACCTCAACATCCCAGTGGGCACATACGACCACTGGGCCACTCACCCAGCCACAGGGGGACAGCGATGAGCCTCAACGACCAGGATGGTGCGCTCAGCTCCCTCGTCATGCCCGAAGCATGGACCGAACAGGGCGCGTGCGCGCGAGCCCTCAACCCCGACGCATGGTTCCCCGAGCGCGGAATCAGCGACAACCGCGAAACCACCCTCGCCCTGAGAGTGTGCGCCGACTGCCCCGTCAAGGATCTATGCCTCAAGGAAGCCCTCGCCCAGGGCCCCTCCTGCGAGGGCATCTGGGGCGGCACCACGCACGCCGAGCGTCGCAAGATGCTCCGCATGGGCTGCAAGACCATCGAGGAGTACAAGGCCCTCACTGAGCCGAAGCCCGAGGAACCCGCCCGGACCCCCGAGCAGCCCAAGCAGGACACTCCCACCGTTGAACCTGCCGCCCCCGTGAAGGACAAGACCACAACCTTCCCCGACATCCTCTCGGAGGTGATGCAACTGCCTGGGAACTACACAATCGGAAGCCTGTTCTCGGGCTATTAACGGTGGCCTAGACCTCGGCGTACAACTCGCCCTCGGCCCCGCACGCCTCGCCTGGGTGAGCGATATCGAACCAGGCCCCCAAGCCATCCTCGCCCACCACCACCCCGACGTGCCCAACCTCGGGGACATCACGCGAATCGACTGGACGAAGGTCGAACCCGTAGACGTAATCTGCGGCGGCTCACCATGCACCGACCTCTCGCTCGCCGGCGCTCGAGCGGGCATGTCAAAGGACACCCGCTCAGGCCTGTGGGAGTCCATGTTCCACGCAATCACCGCTATCCGTCCCAGGCTAGTCGTCTGGGAAAACGTGCAAGGAGCACTCAGTGCATCAGCTTTTAGCCTCATGGAACCCGAACAGGGACATATGGGAGGACGGCCAACCGGACCTGTTCTCCGAGCGCTCGGGCGTGTACTCGGAGACCTTGCCGGCATCGGGTATGACGCGACGTGGACAGTTGTTCAGGCTTCCGACGTTGGAGCGCCCCACAAGCGGGCCCGAGTCTTCGTTGTTGCTCACCCCCACGGCGAACCTTGGCTCGAACGGTGGGAGCCAACCACCCGAGAAACGCCGGGAGGGCGGTCATGGTCCGACGTTAGCGGACGTGATCGAACACCTCGAACCCTGATCCCCACGCCAACCGCGTCAGACTGGAAAGGCGGGTACCACCAGGAAGGGAAGGGCATGAGCCTGTCTCAGGCAACCAAGCTCCTCCCCACACCCGTCGCCCAGGCCCCAGGGAACACCGCCGAAGCCCACCTACGGAAGAAGCCGGGCCGCACGCAAGTCACCGACCTCGGCATCATCGCCCGCGAAAACCTCTTCGCGACCGGAGGGAATCTCCTGCCCACCCCGCAGGCCACCAACGCCACCTACTCGTCCAACGGCTACGGTCCCAACCTCCACGAGACAGCAGGAACCCTGCGCGACAGTTTCGGACCCTACGCGCCAGCCGTCGCCCACTGGGAAACCATCACCGGGCGCACAGCCCCAGCCCCGACAGAGCCACCCCTGCGCGAGGGAGGCAAACCACGCCTATCCGTCCGCTTCGTCGAATGGCTCATGGGACTACCCGACGGTCACGTCACAGGCGTAGGCCTCTCGCGCGAGAAAACCCTACGCGCCCTCGGCAACGGAGTTGTCCCCCTGCAAGCAGCCGAAGGCATCCTGCGAGCCCTCCAACAGGAACGCCAAGTCGCCCTCGAGGAAGGCTGGCCCGAATACGCTCAAAGAACAGGAACATGATGAACACCCTTCGTAGCACACGTCCACGCAGCCGCGGCAGCATCACGTGCGACATGTGCGGCACACGGATCCCTCGAAACGTCCAGTACTCACGCACGGAAACCGCCGACATGGGCACCATCGTCACGGTTCGCGTGTGCGATCACTGCGCCACGTGCATCAACTTGTGCGCACGAGATACGGACTGGCAGTTCGGCGATGACGGCTTCACAGCTGACGACCTCCGCGAATGGGCGCTCAATAGCAACGCCATAGAAGCCACCCAGTACCTCGCTCGAACCGAGCAAATGCTTCCCTGAAAGGACCAGTTTCATGAAGAGCCAGGCATTCATCACCACGCGCAACCACGAAGCTGACGCAGACCACCTCAACAGACAAGGCCTGCACGTCGCCGTCACCACCGACACTGACGGAACACCGTTCCTTGTGCTCACAAGGCCAAACGGGCGGCTGCACTACGTGAACCCAGGCGACGCGCTCATCTGGAACCCTAACCACAAGCCGATCTCCGCAGCGGTCGTACCAGAACCCCTCGTGACAGCACTCACGGAGCACATCTCCTCGCTCATCTCAGCAGCAGCCAAGAAGAAGCATCGCCGATGAACGCCGAAGACATCCTCAACGCCCTACGCCACCACTATCCGACGGCAGCGTTCGTTCCCGAGCTCACCATCAATGACGAGCAGTCTCTCGCGGACTACTACGAACAGGGTGAGCATGAGGCATTCACTCGCCGCATCGACGCGCTCATGTTCGACAAGCGCATCCGCACGGCCATCGAGATCAAGGTGGACCGAGCCGACGCGAAGAGAGAAAGTCTCGCCAAAGTCCGTGCCTGGCGGCAATGCACGCACAGGTTCCTCTACGCCACGCCAGCAGGCCTCATCGACAGCCCGCCCATCATGAGCGGATCAATCGGCCTCCTCTGGATCTATCCAGACGGGCGCATCGAGTGGCGCAAAAAGTGCCGCCTCAACCCCTCCCCAGAACCGCTACCCCTGATCGTCCAAGAACGCATCGCGCACCGAGCCAGCCGCTACGCGCTCGTCCCCAAGGAACTACGCCCATGACCTTCAACCCGCGAATCACGCAAGCCCTACGCCCAGCCGAAGATGGGACCATGAAGCGCAAGAAGAAGCTCCGCTGGGGCAAGACCAGCTGGTGCGTGAAGCCTCCCCGCAAGATCCGGTACCGCACCAAGCTCGACGCGAAACTCGCGCTCGCTTCTACGCAGCGCTCGCGTAACCCGCGACGCGAAGAACGCCGCTACTACAAGTGCCCAGCGTGCAAGGGCTGGCATCTCACCTCACACTGACTACCACACGGTAATAAACGGTGACGCTTTGAGCGCTCGGGTCTCGTTCTCCACGGGGGCTAGACCCGAGCGAAGCGAGGTGCGTAGCGTATAACACTTATCCAAAAGGGTTGATATATGGCTGAAAGATGCGCTTTAAGGAACATGTTCCTATGTTCTGGTTCAAGTTCGCGCGCTACGGTAGCTTGTTTGGCGCGAGGTAAGCGCAAACAGGCTGTGATCTACTTAACCAACAGCGGGGATAATGTGTCCCCAAAACAGTGGTACCGTTGCCACAACAAACCACCCATGCAGACATGCAGAAAGGAACAATCATGGAACAGAACCAGATCCTCGGGTACCTCGGGGGCCTTTTTCAAAAGAATGCGCCGATCACCGACGAGGTGTTCAGCGCGCTCAAGGAGTGCCTGACCCCCTACAACGTCGGCGAAAATACGAAGGTTTCCGGCGACACCGTGCGCATCCGCGCCGCCATCGACTCCCTCGGCTTCCGTCACGGAAAGAACCTCAACGCATACGTCGAGTACGAGAAGGCGGAAAATGAGGGAGAAGCCGCTACCGTCTTCCTCACCATCGAGTCCGAAGACGGATGCTTCTCATCTCGACATTCCAAATTGACCTTCAAGATCAACGAGGTCGGCTATGCGAACACTATCCTTGAGTGTTCCAGCCGCAACGGGGAAGGCTGGCACGCCTACGAAATCCCCACCATGCTCGGCGTAGGCGCAGCGTACTACGCGCTCCTCGGGTGGGAGGAATACAAGGGAATCGAGGCGGGTCGCCTCGAAGCGGTCGAGCCTGAGGACGACTGGAATAGTTACCTCGAAGACTATCCCGAGGTTGAAAACGACCCGCGCACAGAAGAAGAATGCCTCACCTCGGCGCTCATGCTCCTGGCCCAGAGTGCCAAAGAAGCCAGCGACGACGATGATGAAGAGGGTGACGAGTGAACGCCACCTACCTACCCCCGACCAACAAGGCAACGACGCTCGCCTCCCTGCTCCAGGTCCACTTGGACCAGGCAGAGCGCGTCACTGATCCCCTCACCCACTTGGAGAACATCTCCATGGGCGACCTGCGAGTCATCGACCGCCGCAATGGTCGCGCTTACCTGCGTGACGGCTCCGCCATCACTGCTCGCAAGAAGAGCAAGAATGCTGAGTGGGTCGTCGAAACGCGAGGCCCTATCGAGAAGAAAGGACAGTTCCTCCAGTGAGCTACAGTCGATGGATCTCGGACGTAACGTTCGAGGCAGGAGACCTCTCCAAGGCAACCTTCACCCCAGCAGACGAGAAGCTGTTTGAGCAGTGGCTCGTCAACTACATCGCCACCCACGAAGAAGGCTACAAGCAGGGGAACAGGAACGACATCTACCTCATGTTCGCCTGGTTCTTCACCTACAGTCCAGACGGGCGACTCACAGGCCTGTCGGCTCAGTTCCCCTGGGACGACGATTACGTCCCCGACTTCTTCCTAAGAGAACTGGAGGGAACCAGCCTGTTCTTCCGCGAGCGCGGCGTTCGCTTCAAGCTGGTCTTTAACAAGGCTGGCGAAGACGATGATGACCGCTGGCAGATCACCACCACCCACGGCGGCGTGTGGGCGGCTCGCGGGAAGCTCGTCTACGGCAAGCGTGAGCGCATTGTCTAAGTCGATCACAGTGTGGGTGCCGGGTAAGCCTGAGACGCAGGGCTCTACCCGGTGCTTCACGCCCCAAGATTCCCGTAAGCCGGTCATCGTTCACGACAACCCCCGGCTCGGAGCGTGGCGCACCGCCGTCACCTTCCTTGTCAAGCACGCCGCCCACAAGGCCCGCTGGGACACCCCTCTGGACGAGCCAGTCGAGGTGATCGCTGAGTTCTACCTCCAACCTCCTAAACGACCACGGTTTGAACTCCCCGCAGTCAAACCCGACCTCGATAAGCTCCAACGAGCAATCGGGGACGCTCTCGGAAACGGGATCCTCAAGGACGACAGCCGTATCGTCCACTGGAACGTGTGGAAACACTACGGCACAGAACCAGGCGTGAAACTCACACTCACCAGACTCACCCAGAAAGAAGTCGCCAGACTCATTCAGGAAGGAGAAGACGACCAATGATGAAGGTAGCGAAAACGACGCTGCGGAGCGCACTAGGGACCACCCTGTTCACTCTCGGGACTGCCTCCACGGTCGCGTGGCTCATCGGCTTCGGCAGCGGCCTCGTGGCCCTGGCCGCAGCACTGTTCTACCCCTCCCTCGCCGTTGACGCTGCACTCCCGCTCCTCGGAGTCGGAGCCGCCAGCTTCATCGCTAGGGGCATCTCCATCTTCGGACTGCGCCTCATGGTCCCCCAAGACAAACGTCAGCCCATCCGAAGCGACCTCATCGGATGGTTCGGCTTCATGGACGACGAGACCCTACGCATGACGCTCGACGCGGGAAAGGAAGTGCCAGATGGGTACGCGAAGACCACCAACTGACCAGCCGCGCCCCTGCCAGCTCCGACGCACCCCCGAAGCCATGCAGGTCACCGACGAGAACCTGCGCCAGGTAGCCCGATGGTGCCACGGCGCTCTACGAACCGAGGGCGGCAAGATCGCCCTCATCGAGGTCACAAACACCATCACCTCACACACAACCACCGCCCACGTCGGCGACTACATCGTGCGCCGATACCGCGGCAACCGATCACTCTTCACAGCCATTCCGTGCGACGAGTTCGAGCAGGAATGGACCCTACAACCCAAGAAGGAACCCAAATGAGCAACAACAACGACAACGAGCTCCGCCTCACCGGAAATCTGACCCGCGACCCCGAGCTGCGCTACACCCAGTCCGGCAAGCCAGTCGCGTCGTTTACCGTCGCCGTCAACCGACGAGTCCGCGACCAGTCCGGCAACTGGGTGGACGGCACCACGCTCTTCATGCAGTGCGTGGCCTGGGAACAACTCGGCGAGAACGTCGTCGAATCCCTACGCAAGGGCGCGACTGTCACCGTCGTGGGCAGGCTCGATCCCAAGGAGTACGAGTCGAACGGCGCGAAGGTCCGAGGCTTCGAACTGACCGCCTCCGACGTTAGCGTCTCCCTGCGCCGCCAGCAGGCAACCGTCAAGAAGGTCACCCCCTCTCCCAGCGGCCAGAGTAACGGCTACAGCTCATACGGCCCGAATACTCAGTACACGACAGACCCCTACGCGACCGGGGCTCCCTTCTAAACCCAGACAGGACACGACAATGGCCAGCGCCTCCCACTCCCACATGTTTCCGTTCATGCTCACCCTCCCCGACGGAACCCTCCACGATGCAGTCCGCATCTACGCGGAAACCCTCGAGGCCGTCGCCGAATGGTGTAGTGGGGAAGTGGGAGGCGCTGCCATCCCCGGCAAAGGCACCGTCGCCGGCATCCTCTACCCCACAGGTAAAGGCCACGATGCGTTCGCGCCCATCGGCTCCTACCTCCTACGCGGGTCAGTCTCTACTCAACACATGAGCGCCGAAGAGTTCAACAAGATCTACACCAGCCTGTAGAGCACATGCCCACCCCCACTGCGCAGCAGATCATCGCCACAGCACGCCGCAACGCAGCCGCACTCCCATCCGAGCAAGCCGCCGCCCGCGAGCGCCGCAACATGGCGCGCAAAGCCGCTCACAAAGCCCGCGAAGCAGCCAAACCAGTACGCGCCGCACGAGAACTCCCGCCCATCAACGGCGCGCACTGGGCGAAGCGGCGATACGGCTCCAAATGGCTCTACCCCGCAGTCCAACTCACCAGCCCCCACGTCGCACGACTCATCACCCAATGGGCACCACGCACCACCCGCTACATCGAAACCGGCTCCATGTGGGGCCTGTACGTGTGGAACAGCAGGCGCGGACCTGAACCCGTTCTCGCACAAGAGGGCTGGTACATTGTGCGCACAAAGTATGGGCTACGAGTAATGCAACCAGCCGTTTTCCAGCAGCTTTACGAACCCTGCACGCCACAAAACAAGTAATACTGCGCCTAGTGGCAGGCAATGCCTGAAACCGCAACGAAACAAATGTGACAACAAGTATATCGCGCGCATTAAAGAGACGTTTTTAGTTGCAAAACAACCACTTTCATAACCATCGCAAACTAATGCGCCAACAAAAACCAGAAAATACGCTTGAAAAACATTCAGCGCACATATAGGCTTTCCGCGAAAGCACGGAGCAAGGGGGCACCCACCCCCTCCATCAACACAGAAGGAGACAATTCTTGTCCACCAAGATCATGAAGCGTTCGGCCCTTACCAAGGCCGTCACGCTCTTCGCCCTCGTAGGCATGGGCATTATCGCCCACCCCACAACGGCGACGTTCGCCGCTCCCGAAAACACCACCGACGACACGCCCGCCGCTGCGCCCGCCCGCTCCAGCAACGACATCACCGGCAACAACGGCGGCGCATCAACCGCCACCGGCGGCGTCCAGATCGACTCGGTGACTGCCACCCGGCAGTACGAGAATCCGAGCGTCGGCTCGTCGGTCAATGTCCATGTGGACTACTCCGGCAAGAAGGTGTCTCAGGGCGCAACCTTCACAATCGGCCTGGGTGAAGGCCTGAAGGTTCCCGCAGGCATGAACAAGGTTGCCCTCAAGGCCACCACCCTTGACGGCTCCCACGAGGAGAACATCGGCGAGTGCACCGTCACCGACAACAGTCTCAACTGTGAGATCACCGCAGACATCGCCGCCACCCTCGGCGGCAACGGCGACCTCAAGGCCGCATACGTTAACTTCCAGGCCACCATCGACTCATCTGCGACAGGAAAGAAGTCCGTCGAGATCACCGTCGCTGGCACCACGTACACGGTCTCCATGGGCAAGGGTGTCATCGGCGAGGGGTACGACAAGAACCCCGGTAAGGGCATGTGGTCCGACGGCATGGAGAATGGCCTGCACCGCCACCGCGGCTACATTTGGACAGGCGAACTCCCCGGCGGCACAGCTGTCACCATCACCGACACCAGCGCCGACGTACTAGCCAGCAAGGCCTACTGTACGGCCAACGGCTCCTGGGACAAGAAGGACGAAATCATCGCGGACAACAACAAGCTGTCCGCAGACAAGCACACCACCACCTTCACCATTCCGGCAGGTGATAACGTCAACTGCCGTGTCGCCTTCAAGATGCTGACCGAGGGCCTGGTCGCACACAACGAGGCCGAAGTTAATGGCAAGACCCTTGTTGCCGATAACAAGTGGCGCGCGAAGGGCGGCTCCGGCGGCTCTACGGACGAGGACGCGAAGCCGGTTACTCCTGAGCCGACTCCCACCCCGGACCCGACTCCCACGCCTGAGCCGACACCTGAACCGTCCGAACCTCCGGCCCCCACACCGGAACCCTCTACGCCTCCTGTGACCCCGGATCCCACGCCCGAGCCTTCGGAGCCTCCGGCTCCCACCCCGGAGCCGTCCACGCCTCCGGTCACCCCAACACCGGAGCCCCCCGCTCCTACGCCGGACCCGACTCCCGAGGCCCCCAAGCCGGATCCGAAGCCTTCGGAGCCCCCGGTTACGCCTGAGCCCTCCACGCCTCCGGCCACGCCTGAGCCGAAGCCGTCCGAGCCGACCACCCCTAACACACCCAGTACCCCGGACACTCCTCCGATGACCCCGAAGGCCCCCACGCCTTCCGCTCCCGTCAGCAATGGCGGTGGCACGCTGGCTAAGACGGGTGCCGATGCTGGCCTGATCGCTGGCGCTGGTGTGCTCGCCGTCGCCGGTGGCGCGCTCCTGGTGGCCCGCCGCCGCCGCCAGAACAAGAACTGACCCCAGTCAGCAAATTGGGAGGCCCCAGAGATGTAATACTCTCCGGGGCCTCCCCCTTTTTCTATGAGGCGAGGTTTTCCCTTGCCTTGCAACGCTTTTAATGTTGCGCAGTAATGCGCGTAATGCTACAGTCGGACATTAAGAAATCGCTTGAAGAAAGGAGCAGTAATGCTCAAGAAATACCAGACCATTGAGCTGATCGACGACGTTGATGGCTCGCCCGCTACCACCACCATCGAGTTCAGTGTCGGTGGCGCTCACTACACCATTGACCTATCTGACGAGAACGCAGCCAAGTTCCAGGACGCGCTCGCCCCCTACGTCGCTAACGGCCGGCGCGCATCCTCCCGCAAGCAGCGTAAGCCTCGTAGTGCAGTGGATCGCGCCAAGCGTCAGAACGCAGCGGAGATCCGCGCGTGGGGTATCGAGAAGGGGTACCTCAAGTCCGCGCGAGGCAGGCTCGGTAAGACCGTCATCGACGCTTACGAGGCTGCACACAAGGAACGTTGACACTCAGCACATAAGAGACCACCAAGGAAGGAACTCATCATGGCCCGCAACAAGAACATGCCTGCTGTCGCGTTCATCGACATGCACGGCGAGGTAGACCTACGCGCTCTCCCTGCGGGGACGCTGATCGTCACCGTAGGCCCAACCGAGAACGTGACACACGAAGACCGCCAGTACATGAAGGGCAAGCGCACATGGCTCAGCCCTGACGGTGGGCAGTGGGACGACCAGTCCCTCGCAGAAGACCTCAACGAACAGACGCGCGCGGGCCGTCGAGCCATCGCACGCTACGTCCCCACCTACTGAGGAATGGAAGGGGAATAGCTATGTATAACCCAGATGTTCTCGCGGATCTTACCGTTAAGAACGGCGCGAAGATCAAGCGCAGCACAAAAGAGATCAACGACAACATTGCCGCATCCCCGCAGGCAAAGATCGTCGTGCGCGGCAGCACCTACTTTGAAGTGGAAGAGGGGAGCGACACCATCAGCGTAGCTCTTGACGTGAGCGTTTCCGCGCCCGTCATCACGCACGTTGGCGACACGGAAACAACTGACGTGGAGTACAGCCGCAACCTCTGGTGCAAAGCCGTGCTAGATGTGGCAACGATGCGAGTCCAGGAAGGCTCCCTTACGCTTAAAGGACTTTCTTCGAGCGAAGACGTAACTGCAAACAAGGAACGTCTGGTAAAGGAAGCGGAACAGCGCGCACGGGAGCTGGCTTTCTCCCGCCAGCACGTAGCCAACTACGTGACTGGCCTCCCCTATGGAGAGCACGCCAACCCGATCTACCCACCGAACAGTGATGAGACACCCGACTGTGGCGACTCCATGGATTACGTCCAGGCGATTCGCTTGGGCCTCGTGGAGAACCCCGAGCCCTGGCTGCAAGCTCTTGTAGACGACTTGCGTGGCCAGTGCCGCGCACTGTTCGACGGCGACGAAACCTACTGCGATCCGGCCAGTGCAGAAGCCGGTAACGGCTCTTTCTCGAACGACCTCTACCCAATTCGAGACAGGATCCATAACATCGTCCTTGCTGGCATGTGCGGCAAGGGGGACTGGGCAGTGTACGCTCCGCTGATCCGCGCAGCCGCACCCGAAACCGTGAGCAAGCTGTACAGGCTCCCAGAAGAACTCCCGCTGCTGAAGGTGTCCGATCTGCCGGTCTCCGCCGAAGACACGAAGACCCTAGGAGAACTACTCTCCACCATGGAGCTGATCGAAGTGTCTACGCCCGACCAAGGAAAGCTGGTTGAGCACTACCAGCGTTTGTGGAAGCTACACGAAGGCTTCACGCACTACGCCGAGCTCTGGGAACGTCTTGCAGAAGGGGACGCAGGGGAGGATGTGGTTACGCGCATCGCCGACTACAATGAGCAAGTCAACTCCGTCGAAGACTGCTCCAACACCATCGCAGACGCACTCAGAGCCGTGGAGCGGACTCTCAAGGTCAACGGTGTCATCCGTTACCTGTACCAGGCCCAGGAGAAGCGCGGTAAGGTCAAGCCCCTGCAAGACCTGGACTGCCTCGCACTAGGCGCATACGTTCAGGACTCGCCCGACGTAGACCAATTGGAGGCGCGATATGACGGCGTGACTCTCATGGAGAAGATACAACAAGGCGATAAGCCTCTCCGAAAGCTGAACTCCTTCTTCTTCTACGAATGCGAGTTCGCGCAGAAAGAAGAGGAGAAAGGAAACGTCGCGCGCGTGTACAGCGACAACGCCGACTTCCTCGCGCGCTATTTCCCGTTCCCGTCTATCGCGTGTATCCGCGCTGCCAAACCCCCGCATTACGGGGACGGCAACATGGACAACACGAAATTGGCCGCGTTGACCATCAGTGTGCTCACGCATAGCCTGAAGCCGTGGGCAAAAGACCCGCATCACGCTCTGATGGAGGCTTTCGTGGCTGCTGGAGCGTATGACGTGGCATACGCAGATGCCCACTCTGACAGGAGCTCTCTTGTCAGTAGCGACCTGTCAGCAATTGAGCCTCACTATAGGGTGATGGATCCACTGATCGAGGCGAGCAAAACGCTGTACGAGGATCTGCACAGGACGTACTTGCTGCCTCATCGCGACGAGGACACCGTATTTGAGGTCGCTCAACTGTTCGTTGACGACATCAACTCCATCTTGCCGATGCTTGACGACCTGCACAGCCTGAATAAGCAGTGGCTTGCAGTCAAAAACTACCTGCTCGGCAGTGGAAGCTCGCTTGATGAGGACTACCAGCAAGAGCAAGAACAGCGCATCCCAATCGTAGGGCTGCTGATGGAGAAACTGTCTCTCACAGACACGGATCTGGAGCGTGTTGGTCTGAGTCGTCAGCTTCTTCTCGGAGAGGGCGAGCCTCTTTCTAGGTTCCTATTGGAGAATAGGCTCGTCAATGAGAGAGGTGGGATCCTCTTTGAGGAAAACAAACCACATGGATATTATCAGTTCATACTGCCGGACCACTGGAGCTTTGTTTTCGAGAACCCCGATCCCCGCCACATTGGTAGGACTCTATTTAAGGTCGCAGTTCCCATGTCTCTGCTTGGGAAGCGGTGTGGTGGGTTGCAGGAGACCGTAGTAGCTGAGCTCATTCGAGCGTTCAACTACTCGGGCTCTTCGCGACGTGATGTTGTCTTCACAAAGGAAGAGTCCGAGAAGATCCTTGACTACGCGCAAACCGGGGACATTGACTCTTCCGACACCGTACTTTCTTGGGGCGATGACCCTGAGTCTTATTGGGATACGTTTAAAGCAGTTGCCCACAAAGCGCGGAAGCCTAGTCCCATAGCTAAGGTGGCGGATCAGGAAGCCTTCATTGGGGGCTCGATCATGAGACTGGACTACGACTGCCATATCATCCTTAGCCGCTTGATCGCATTTGATGTGGATGACACGAAAGCAGCAGATGAGCGCGCGCGTTTGGCGAGAGAAATCAGATCGCGTTGGATACCTAACGCTTACTACCACAACTGCGTTGACAGAAACGATCTGGTCATTGCGGTTGGTGGCACAAGTAAGGGCGACACGAGCGTGTTGGACGGAAAAACGGTTCTACACTTCCGAGGAACAATAGGCGACTTTCTCAACGCTGACGAGCAAGGCTACGTGAAGATCTCCACACGTGAAGGAGCAGTGTTCTGTGGAGGCGATCCTCGGACACAATGCACGTATTGGCGGTTGAAGAGCGGTTTCCAATACGAGTTCGTGCGTAGCTACAGGAGATAGGCAGAAGAGCGCCGGTTGATCGTGCCCGCGCGAAGGGGAGGGGTCTACTTTCGGGTAGATCCCTCCCCTCTGCTGTGTGTGCACCCTAGTTCAGGTCACCGTAGATGAGCGAGGGGCATGTGTAGGGGGCGGCTCCAAATCGTCCTTCGAGGTAGTTCTTGGCGATATTGCTTCTCGCTTGTAGACTGGTGAAGTCGGAGAGCTGGTAGAGCATCGTAGCCCTGGCTCGGTTCTTCTCAGTGAACCAGATGCGCTCGCGGTTGCGGATGGGGCCGCGGCCAATGTCCATGAGCGTGATGTCGTGGGTCGTGAAGATGAGCTGAGCTCCCGTCTGGTTGACGGTGGGGTCGGTGAACCAGTCAACGATGGTGCGGCCAAGCTCCGTGTGGAGGTAGGCGGTCAGATCGTCCACGACAAGCACCTGCCCGCTGGTTAGCGCGTCAACGACTGTCGTTGCGAGGGCCAGCCACATGATGCTCCCCGAAGACGCTGAGAGCGCCGCATGGGGAACTGCGCGCGCCCCGTAACGGAACTCGAGGAGGTGGGGGAGGGCTCGCGCAAGGGAGGTTTCCGCAGCCTCTCTGTCTACGGGCGTGTGGTGTGTGGAGCGCGCTGGCCGCTGGGGGGTGTGCAGCTCGATGCTCGTAGTGCCAAGGTCTGCGACCTGAGCGAGTGTGCTCAGGTCCGTCGTGTCGAGGTGGCGCGACAGGAGGTGCCGGGCAATATGCAGGTACGCATCCTCCATTGAGGGAGCGCCGACACGGAAGACCTTGACCCCGGTCACGAGCGCGTCGCGGACGGGCTTCACCTGCGGGTCGCCCATGAGGGACGCTCGAGTGAGGACCAGCTCGTTCACGTTGACGTGAGGAAGGCCTTTCAGGCCTGCCACAGCTCCGTGCGTATCGCGCGAGTAGATGGTGTTCCACCGCTTACGGGCGACTCGCAGGCACTCCTCCGCAATGCCGTCTGCGTGTCGGGACAGGCTGTACTCGTAGCGCGTGCCATCGTGGATGAACTCGACGGCGTAGCAGGTTGGGTTCGACGTGTCGTAGGGCCGGTAGGGGAGCGCGTTAGCTCCCAGGGGTAGGAGAGTGGTGATCGCGTTCTGTATGTGGTGGAGGGCTTCTAGGATGTTCGTTTTCCCAGAGCCGTTGGGGCCGTAGATGCCGGCGATGCGGTGCAGGTGGTCGCCCCACTGGGTGCCTTCTGGCGGGTTGAGGGTGCGTAGTGTCGAGTGGGTGAGGTCGAGAGTGGCCTCATCCCTGATCGACTTGTGATTGCTGATTGTGAGGTTGAGCAGTTGCATACCCACAAAGTAGCACATATAAGCGACAATATGATATTTTTTATCACGAACGCGCCGAACAGTGTTCCACCCCAGGAAAGCGAGACCATCATGACGGAAGTCCGACACATCCCACTTGGTAGGGATGCCAGGTTCCAAAACCTGCTCAAAGAAGCCCAACAGGCAAACCAGAACATTGAGTTTCTTATCGAGCTGAAAGATGACAACCTAATGCCAACCCCCGCGCTCCAGTACCACTGGGGCAAAACCCAGCACTTCCTAGCAGATGTCCTCCACATGAAGGATGCGAACATCTTCCCCGTGGCGCATTGGGCATGGCTCACCTCCCTGTGGATAAAGGACGCACAAGATGACTTCACGCGCCAAATGCGCGAGCTCAGTGGCGTACTCGTCGCCCCCGACGACGGTCCCGTCGTCGGCTACACGATGTGTATGCCAGTCAACTCCACCTCCGGCACACAGTGGAGCGAATCCGTGCTCAGGCCCGACACATGCGAAGCCTACGGTCTCGACGCTGACAAGCCCATCCCAGTGGGGAATGGTTACTGGTTCGCACACCCCGCCATCATGCACGGCCAACAGATCGCACACGTCCGCTACGTCAACGTCGGCATGGGAGATGCCATCAACTCGTAACGAAGATGCGCCCAGACGAAGCAAACGAGATCCCTGTCGAAGCGACGAGCTTGCCCCTGTCGCTTCCTGCTCATGTGCGCGCCGTCGCCCTCGAGTACGCCGACGTGGGTGTGTGGCTCAGCAGGCATCTCGACCAGCACGCAGGGTTTCCGCAACCTCAAACCCTGGATGTGGCAGACGTTGCGCTTGATCCGTCACATGCAGCTGAGCTCCTGCGCGCCGAATGGAGGCTTTCTGACAGGCCAGTCCGCAACGTAGTGCGCCTTCTCGAAGCGGTGGGAGTGCGCGTCTTCTCTCTCGGCCAGGGGAGAGCAGAGGCCGGTACGTTCTCTTTCGTGTGGGAGGGGGTGCCTTACGTGTTCCTGCAAACAGGATGGGACGCTGTAGCACAGCGTTTCTCCCTCGTGAGCGAACTAGGGCATCTCGCCATGCACACCACCGACAACGAGCCAGCTGGCACACTGCGCAGGATCGAAGAGGCCAAGTCCTTCGCACGAGCGTTCATCATGCCACCCACTGCGCTTTACGCCCACAGGAGCACGTGGACATCACGCGACGTAATCAACGCTTCCGTCATGTACGGAGCGCCTACGGAGGAACTGCTCTGCCACCTGTACGCTCTCGGTGCCATCGATGCTCACCAAAAGACCGTGCTCGCCACCGACATCGACAGGAACCCCACTAGCTGCCCTGTCGAAAGGTCAGAGCACCTACAGCGCGTCAGACTCCACGCGCTACGCGAAGCTGCCAGCAAGGCCGACATCAGCGCCGTAACGGCATCCGAGTACCTGCGCGACCTCACCATCCGACCCGTCTAATCAACCCGCATGAGCGCCTAGCGGCACTCTGCCCCTATAGACACCATTCATCCAGAGAAGGACACCATGAGAACCCTGTTCATCGTTCGAGGAGCGCCCGGTATAGGCAAGAGCACCTTCCTCAGCCTCTACCAGGCCCGCGGCCAAGTCGTTTCCCTCGATGAGATCCGCGATGTGTTCGCCATGCCCATTCCCGACTGGGACGGTGTTCCTGGAAGGTCCATCCGTGGCGGTACAGAGGAGACAATCTCCCGAGTCCTCGAGTCCGCCCTACGGTCACGCTTCGAGCAGGGTGGCGACGTGTTCTTCGACGCGACCAACCCGGAGCTGCAACAGTTCAAGCACCTCGCCGACCTGTCCCGCGCTTACGGCTACCAGGTCGCCGTCATCGACATGCAAGGAAACGCCACCGACGACATGATCCTCACGCAAAACGAGAAGCGCGCAGGCACCGTCACCTACGTACCTGAAGAGGACGTTCTCAGGATCTCGACCCGAGTCCGTGAGGGCACCCGCGAGTGCCGCCGCTACGTCGGACGCGACATGTGGATGTCCGCCCAGTGGGAGACGCGCGACTGTGGGCTGCACCTGGCCAACCTCGATGCCATGCGGGACTTCGTGCGCTCCACCATCGACGGCCACTACACCAAGACGATCACCCTGAAACCAGGGGAGCGCGTCGTCGTCATCGGGAGTGCCTACGGTGACGCTCAGGAGCTCAGCGCGACGCTCATGGAAGCGTGGGACGCGACCAAGGGTGCGAGCGCCGTGACGTGGGTGTTCCTCGGGGACACGCTCGCATCCAGCCCGCACGTCGCCCAGACGTGGAAGATCCTCCAGTACTTCGAGGCCCAGGCCAAGCAGCACGGCCACGCCACCCTCTTCCTCGAGGGGATCGACGAGACCATCCTGCGTGAAACGCTCACTCGTGCCGTCAGCCCCCACGCCTTCCCCGACGCTCGAGCGGTCATCGACACGCTCACTCGAACGGGCGTGCAGAAACGCGACCTCCTGCGCCACCTGAACCAGCTCACCTGCGCGCTCACCATCCACACGGAACGGGGCACCTACTACGTCACGACCGGCGGCACAGCAAACCAGGACCGCACACTCACCGCCCTCGAGTGCACCAACGGCGCAAACGACCGCACCAGCACCTACCGCAGGAAAACTAACTACGAGGACTACCCGGAACCCCTCAGCGACGCAGCGGCCCGCGCCGACATCACGATCATCCACGGCCACAGGAACATCCCACACGACATGCCCCGAGTCGTCGCCCTCGAAACCGGGGAGGCCCCCGGTTACGTGGTCCTCTGACCGTTCATCAACACTCACAGACCACAACCGCTTTCACGACGAAAGGAACCCTCATGGGACAACGAGGCGTACACGCCACAATCACCAAGGATGAGAAGACAGGCCTCATCACCGTCAACCATGTGACGGTCCAATGGAGCATACACATCGCCCAAATCATCCAGTTCGCCCTACAGCACGCGGGCAAGGACGGCTACACGCAGGATGAGTTCCTGAAGCTCCTCAAGAAGACCGTCGCCGACATGGAACACATCAGCGCCTTCAATTGCTCCGACGAGGATGATGCGTACTACGACCGTCATGGCCCCATGGAGGGGTACTGCTTTGTCGCACACAACCACGAGGACGGGAAAGAATACCGCCTCGGCATCGACGACGGTGACGGTAGTCTCCTGACGAGCTACAAGGAGTCGGATCGCTACTCGACCCCGCGCGCGTTCGCCAAACGCAAGGCGGCTGAAAAGTTCGTCAAGGAACACGGCCACGCTCAGGATGCGGTGTCGTACCTATGGGATCTGGACACCAACCAGTTCACGTTCTTCACCGTCCGGGGGGCTCTCGAGGCCTACGACTTCGCAACCGGCGAGACCGTCACCTGCAAGGAGATCACCTACAGTCTCAACCAACTGCGCCACCCAAACGCATCCGTCAAATACAACGGCAGAATGTCGTCAAAACGGGCCATCCCCCTCTACGAAGGTACACTCCCCGAAGTAGTCCCCACTGAGGAGGAGAGCGAGTCCGACATCACCATGCGCGCATACCAGCGCCTCCCCCTCCAATGGCCAGGCGGCGACACTCCCACCCACGCCCGTATCGCCCTGCTGAACCGCAGCTCAGCCCAATACGCTGCCGTCGTGTGCGCCGAAGGCAAGGAGTTCCCAGCGAACCTCCTGACCGTCGATCAGACGCTCGAGGGCAGGGTCATTGACCGCAACCCCTTCGTGTACGATCCCCACAACGAAGCGCAGCCCGCCTACGTCGTCACCGACTTCATCGGCAACCCGAGAAACGGGAGCGGTGAATGGGAGTTCTCCAAGATCAGCGCCAAGACCGGGCGCGCGGACCTGTCCCGTACCTACAAGGTCACCGGCAACCTGGAAGAGAACACCCTCGACGAGCTATTCAACAAGGCCGTCCAGGGTGGAGCTCACAAGCCAGACGCATACTACGGGCGTAAGCCTGCGTGGCTGGCAGACCTCATCCGCGACGTGAGTACTGGTCCGTGGACGCTCGGCGATGCGGAGTACTGGTCGAAGCGCTGCGACGTGCCCTTCGACTACGAGACGCAGATGCCCGACACTCCGGCGGACCTACAGGAAGCGTTCGAGCAGAGCGCACTGAAGTACGCCGACGCAATGGACACCAACCTTGTTGCGTTCCCGAAGGGTACGCCCGTCAAGAAGCGCCTCGGCGCGATTCAGCGCCGCTGGCTCCTCGGCCTCGCTGGCCGTCCAGTCGTGCCCGACGAGATCGAACTGTCCCCCATCGCGGACGGAAAGCTCATTGAGGCCTACCTGAAGCCTTGGGACCGCTCCCTCGTCATCCCCATGGGGGATGCGCTCGACAAGCTCGTCTACCGCGCCCTAGCGGCAGCAGTCTACGACTATGCGGGCAACCGCAACGCTTCGCTGACGAACCTGCGCCTCACCGCAAAGGACAGCGAGGCCGTCATGTGTGCTGCGTTCTCCCCCGCGTGGTCAACAAGTAAGCGCCTCAATAACCGACAGTCCGTCATCAAGCTGAGCGACTGGATCGCAAAGCACTGACCCCAAGCGCCCCGACCGCCCTCTGCTCCTTGGGTGGTCGGGGCCTCGTCGTAACCGACCCCGCATCAAGCACTGCAACACTCTCCCTGTAAGAGTCAACCCCACATCTGTCGGAAGGACAATCACTCATGGCTTCTCTGCCCCCGATCAAGTGGCCCACAGGCCGCATCCCCTCCAAGGTTGAGATCTTCGCTCACCAGCACAAGGGCGGTCGTGTCGTCCTCCACGTCGTTGAACTCGACACTCGCCTCATCTACCCGGCGTTCCTCCTGGAGGACATGACCGGCCACTGGAGCAGCTTTGAGGGCTGGCGGTCCAACCCGTTCCTGTGGGTCAAAGGCAACGAGGGTGACACGCGCATCCTCCACTTCAAGGGCAATCCCTCCACGTGGGAGGGCGTGTGGCAGACGCAGAACAAGGTCCGCGACGTGAAAGCCCTCCCTGCCTTCGCTAACACGTACAACGACGGTGTTGACCGCGAGAGCGACGAGCTCATCAACAGCTTCACCTACGAGCAAGCCAGCGAAGGCCACGGGCCCCTTGAGGACACTAAGACCGCCGATACTCTCCCCGTCCCCAATGCGTTCTACACGACGTGGGGCAAGACGCGCGCCGACTACCTCGCCGAATACGACAAGTATGTCGGCATGACCCCCAAGCCGGGCGGTAACGCCACGGTCGCTCACAAGGAGTTCTGGACGAAACTCTGCCAGAAGCAGAAGGGTGGCGAGGCTATCCTCCCGTACAAGCCGGTCGCCCCTCTGCGAGATGAGCGATACCTCCTGCTCTGCGACATGACACTCGCAGATAGGCGAGACCTGAAAGGCCTCGTCCCCTTCAAGCCCGGCACGCCCGAGGAGAAGCGGGTGGCGTACATTGCGAAGAAATGGGAAGTCGCAGACCCGCGCACGGGTCATCTCATTGGCTTCGATCAGATCCGCGTCGAAACCAGCCCCATTGGCAAGAGTGCAACCGTCTACGTCGCACCCTTCGACATGACATTCATCATGCCGAACATGCCGGCCCTCGACAAGGAGATCTACCGGACCCTCGGAGAGATCATCGAGTTCGTCAAGGCCTACGACCCGGCCCTTGATGTGACCTACCCGCAAGGCGCATACACGTCGCCGACGAGCTTCCCCCACCAGCGCGTCACCAGCCCCCACTGGATTGTGCTCTCACGGAACTTCAATGCCCTGACTGCACCAGACCCCAACGCCCGCAGGTCACGGTCAATGACTCTCAGCGAATGGGCGCGCGCCAAATAACCCCCTAGCGCGGAGGGGCAGGAACACTCACACCCTGCCCCTCCGCTTCACCATCTCGAAAGGACCACGACAGGAACACCCGCCATGCTGACAAGCCCCTACCAGCAAACCAGCAACCAGCCCATCTCCGTGTACGGGCAACCCCTCGGAATGCCAGAGTTCGACGGTGAGGACTACGACAAGAAACAGAAGCGCGCCTACACGGCGTTCCTACGGTCCCGACCCGCCAACTACCTCCCCACCCTCGAAGCACTACGCCCCCAAGGATGGGACATCCCCCGACTGTTCGAGACCGACCGATTCATCGTCACCGAGCCATGGGACGCATCCCTCCCCGACGTTGCAGCCCCCCTGAAAGGCAGCATCGCCTTCCGCTACGACAAGCCCCTCGAGGTCACGACCTACGACGAGTACTACCAGAAAACAGGCACGCAGCCCGTCACCTGCCCCTCTGGCAGTATCCCCATCGCATCGCAAGTCAATCTCCGGCTCTCGCCCGAGCAGGCAAACAACATGCCTGACGGCTTCAAGTACGCCCAACGCGCCCCACGGTCAGACGAATACCCTGACGGAGCGTTCCTGTACTGCGTCCCTAAGACGTTCCTCGACAAGATCGTCCCCTACACGCTGATGCTGTCTCGCAAGCCCCTCGCGCGAACCGTCGAACGCTACATGTTCCCCCTGTGCGCCTACAACACGTCCCTGTACCTGTCCGTCGTCCGCGAGTCCCCCTTCACCACCCGCTACCGGGACACTGCCCCCATTGCCCTGTGGGCCCAGTACAACAGCAACTTCGACAGGGCCATCACCAACCTCATCGACCTGTGGGGCAACCAAGGATGGGTACCCATGCGAGGCCAATACGCGCTCAGCACCGGCGAAGACCTCGCCTACAAGCATGACCTCTACGACGACAAACTCCCCGCCCCGCCAATCAACTAACAGCAAAGGATCAAAACTGTGGCCACACAACGCAGACACCACGCGACGATCTCCGGCGAAGACCTCTACCGTCGCGTCATCGAAACAGTCCAAAGTGGCAAACGCCTCCCCGCAGGGGCACTCCTCACCGCTGACAACTACAGCGATTTCATCAGCTCCATGACCAACGCCAGGGGCGTGGACGACAACACGGCGGCAGCGCTGCTCCGCTACCTGGGACTGGCGCACTCTGCCCAGCTCATGCCTGTCCAAGACGAAGACCGCTTCCGCCGACTTTTCAACACACCTACACGCCCACGCCCGTTCAATAATCCCACCGAGACCGACGCGAAGATCCTCAGCGGCCCACACGGCCCCTTCCTCTACCGGCAGCTCATCCGCCACTCAAACGAGAAAACAGCCGCCAACTTCCTACGAGACCTGTGCGCCAAGTACCCGAAGACGATGGAGGGTTCGACACTCTACATTCAGGCTTTCAACATGCCGAAGAACGAGATCGAACTGGCAGACAAGATTGACGGGCCCAAAGTCCGCAAATGGACCCAAGACCTCATCCAAGACATCACCGCAACAGGCGAAACGATCATTCAGACTATGCGGAAGATCAAGGACGGCTTATCTGACCCCAGCATCACCGACGACGACAGGGCGGCTCTCGCAGGCGCAATCGCTGGCGCAGTCGTGAGAACTGATGGCCCCACCCACGTCTATAAGTGCCTACACCACTGCGGCCTGCTCGACCTGTGCCTCCACCACTTCGGCCACCTACTACCCCGCGACTGGCTCAATACCCCCATCAGCGTCTCAATGCGCAACACCTACCCTTGCGAGTGGAGAGTCTGGGCGGGGTTCGCTCCCGTCGCCAGCCTCTACCTCGCCGAAGACGAGACCGCCGAGCCCAGTATCAACGAAGGCCGCTACGCGCACACGTTCTTCACCGCATACGACGCTGCCCTCGCCGCCGCAAGCTCAACCCCCCTCATCAAAAAGCGATGGAACTACCTAGCGCTAAACAAATCGCCAGAACAGCTCATCGACATGTGGCTCAAATGCGTCACCGGACGCATCGTTGAGTGCTACGACTACTTCGACGAACACTGCGTCGGCGAGTCGGACGGACTCTGGAACGAAAGCATCGACCCCACATGGGATGTGCACTACGCCCTCATGTACGCAATGTGCAGCCACGTTGTCCCACCTGGCCTCTACAAGCGCATCAAGTACAACGGCACACTGATGGCATTCCTGTTCCGCTACGAAGCCGTCTCCGTCGAAGGCCTACATACCAAAGACCGTTCCCGTCGAACAACCGTAGACGAGATGATGAAAGCCGAAGGCCTCATCAGCGCAACCAAGCGCCTCTACGTCGAAGAGCTTGCATACATCAACAACGAAGCTCGACGCACGCGCCCCAAGAAGTAACCCCCAAGGTACGGCCCTGCCAGTTCGCGACGGCGGGGCCTTACTCATCTCGAAAGGACAACCTATGACCAGCCAGAACTGGACCCTCACTCCCAGCGGCTACTGCTACCCCGACGACGCTCCCGCAGAAGGGTTCCAGCTCCCCCTCAAAAGCACGCCCACCGCGCCCGTACCCGTTCGCGTCGTGAGCTTCCTGAGCGCCCTCACTCAACAGGAGGTGAGTGTCTGGGACTCCCAAACCCCCGACACTGCGCAGCTTGTGTCGAAGCTCGACGAAACGCGCATCTCCCAAGCGTTCCTGACTGCCGTCACCAGCACAGGACAGTGGGGGTGGCTGCACGTCCCCGTCGATCACGAGTCAGGGCGGGTTGGCTTCAACACGATCTGGGTTCTTCCCGTGGGTGGGGGACAAGCGTGAGGGGTGTTGCAGGTGTCCTACAGGGAACAGCAGATGTGCGTGGCCGCGGCTTCTTCCTGGTCGATGAGGTGAGTGGACGAACTGTGCAGGTGTGGGTGCGCGAGCAGGCGGTGCCGCTGATGCGCCGAATGCTCGGCGTGAGAGTGCTGGTTCTTGGGCGTATGGATGACACGGGGAGGGTGGTGTTTGCTGAGGATGTACGTCCGTGTCCGATCTTCACCCCGCCTCATATGTGACCTATCTAACCAGCATTGTGGATATTGGGACTTGCGCATCCAAAGTGGACGACATATGCTATGAACCATCCCAAATAGGGATACTACTTCACTCGACAATCCAACCAACCAATCAATCCAGAAGGATAGAAACCATGAACATGAAGAAGGCTATTGCCGCTCTCGTTGCTTTTACTGCCGCTGCCACCCTCGGCGCGTGCACCACCCCCGGCAAGGAGATCGCCCCCTCCAAGGACAAGACTCCCGCTCCCAATGCGCAGCCGACCACCCCGGCCCCCGCGCCGACCACTCCCGCTCCTGCGCCCACAACTCCGTCCCCCAGTACTCCGGCTCCCACCAACCCCGCGTCTCCGCGAGTGCCCGTCTCTCCCGCGCCGACCACCCCGCAGCTCGGCCGGGGCAGCGGCTTCTATGGCTACACCAGCACCGTCTCGCAGCCCACTTTCTCGGACGGCGACTACGGCTACAGCACCCCGGACAACACCGTGTCCGCTGACACGAGCCACGCTGCGGCCCAGGCGCGTTTCGCTGCGGCCCAGGCCGCACTCCTGGATGCAAACAACGCCCTGACCGACGCGCAGAACAAGCTCTCCGCAGCTCAGGACGCGGAAACCGCCGCCCAGGGCGCGCTCGCGGACGCGAAGGTCAAGGAGTCCGACGCGAAGGCTGTGCTCGACGCTGCCATGCAGGCTAACCCCGCCGGGTCCGTGGCCTACATGAAGGCCAAGAACGACCTCAACGACGCGAAGGCTGCGACCGTCGCCGCCCAGAAGAACCTCGACCAGGCGAACGCCGAGCTGGCCAATGCCCGTACCCAGTCCGACAAGGCGCAGGGTGAAGCCGACACGGCTCACTCTGAGCTCGACAAGGCGAACACCGCCCTCAAGGATGCGCAGGACCGCCTCGCCGCCGTCATGGCCGACCAGGCCACTCGAGCGCACGCCGCTGTTGATGCGGAAGCTGCACTGGACTCCGCGAAGGACGCGAACGCTGACGCTCAGGCCAAGAAGGATGAGGCAAAGGCCGCTCTCGAAGCATCCACCGCCTCCCTCAACGAGGCTCAGGCGAACCTCGACGCAGCCAAGCGCGCCGCACAGGCCGGTGGCATCAACTGGGATGCGCTGACCGTCTCCCAGAAGCAGGATCTCGTTCGCGCGTTCCTGCTCCAGATGATGAACGACTACCGCGCCCAGTACCGTCTGCCCGCGGCCCCCATCGGAGTTGACGTGCAGGCATTCGCCCAGGCGCACGCCGACACCAACCCCGGATACATGGTCGGCCCCAACATGGCCGACTGGGATAAGGGCAGCGCCGACGGTCTCACCAACCGCCCCTACGGCTCCCTGTCCACCGGTACTGGTTGGGAGGGCCGTAACCCCCTCGAGGCCGCTCAGGCCGCATTCGAGAAGTTCCGCGCCAACCGCTACGGCGATGCGACCATGCTCAATGAGCGCATCAACGCCTTCGGTATCGGTGTGAGCGAGGACGGCCACATCGCCGTCGTCGGCTTCGTCGCCGATGAGAACACGAAGGGCGCGTACACCTACGCGCCGACCGGCGTGGACGTGTGGGGTGGCAAGGAGATCCCGCAGGCCACGAACCCGACCTACTCTCCTTCCCACTCCTACCCCGGCTTCGAGGGTGAGGTTGAGACGAAGGAGGCCCCAAAGGTCACCAAGGCTGACGGAGTTGACCTCGCGCAACTCGAGCGCACCCTGAACGACGCTCAGGCCACCGTCGCCCACGACAAGGAAACGGCGGAGAAGGCCATCGCAGCCGCCGACAAGACCCAGGCCGACCTCGAGGCCGCTCAGGCCACGCGCGACCAGGCCGTCGCAGACCGAGACAACGCCGACCCCGCCGCCGCCCGCCAGGCCGTGACCGAAGCGTCCGACGCTCAGGCCAAGGCTCAGGAAAAGGCCACCCAGGCCGATGAGTTCGCCCGCGAACAGGCCGAGCAGGTCGCCCCCGCCCAGCAGAACGTCGAACAGGCTACCCAGGCCGCAGCCGAAGCCAGCAAGGCCCAGGAAGCCGCCCAGGAAGCCTACGACACCGCCGCCAGCAACGCTGCGGACATCGCAGCCGCCGACAAGGCCCTCACCGATGCCCACAAGGGCACTGAGGACGCGCTCGCGGGCGTGGCCGACGCGGTTGCCAACCGTGTCGAAGCTGAGGATGCCGTCACCTCCGCTCAGGCGAACGTGGCCTCCGCTCAGTCCGACGTGGACGCAGCCGTGTCCGAGCTCGGCAACTGACAGGAGGTTCAAGAAACGTCCCCTGCTTGGCGTGCTGCTTCTGGGTTCGAGTGAAGTAGTGCCTGAGCGCGCCGGGTAGGGGAGTGCCCCCAGGTTTCGTGTGGAGCCTGGGGGTTTTCTCCACCCTAAATACCTTGTGATCTACTTAACCGAAACGCGGGTTCTTAACGGTTGCATGCCAGGTCCGCCACTGCTAGATTGATTCATGTCAGGAGGCCACTTCTCCGACTCCTGATAAGTGTGAATAGGGACAGCCGCCCGAGGCCCACAACCTCGACAAAGCCTCGGGCGGCGCACGCTGCTCTAGCTCAACGGCAGAGCATCCGCCTTGTAAGCGGACGGTTGAGGGTTCGAATCCCTCGGGCAGCTCCACCGCCACAAACTAGTGGCGATGAAACTGAATACGGGGTGTAGCGCAGCTTGGTAGCGCATCTGCTTTGGGAGCAGAGGGTCGCAGGTTCAAATCCTGTCACCCCGACGACATGCTCAGCATGTAAAAGCCTGGACGCTATCAAACCGGGGAGGCCTACCTGGTTTGGTACACACGGTCTGGGTGGGGCTGGAAAGCTACCAGCCCTCGGCACCTAGCTCAAGAAGGCAGAGCACCTTCCGAAGCCCCGTCCCGCAAAGGTTCAGCCTTGCGACGGCGGAGGAGTAAAGGCGTGAAGGAGATGCTGGTTCGAGTCCGGCAGTGCCGCACACACAAGGATCTCTAGCTTAATTGGGGTCGTTACGCGGTGTTCTAGGCCCGCAGCGCGACTCTCTGGGTAAAGCGCCTGCCCGAAGGACGGCAGGAGATGACAGTTCGATCCTGTCGAGACCCACAGCGCTGGTTCTGGTGGACCGGAGTAGTAGGTGCGGGTTCAAGTCCCGCCACGCGCCCCGCAAGGGCGGTGTAGCTTAAGCAAGAGCGGCGAAACGAGAGGGGTTCGATTCCCCGGCGTGAGAGAACAGAATACTAGTCAGTTCTCGGACTGGGGGTAGCTCCCCCTTTCTGGACCGTTAGCTCAACGGTAGAGCGGCTGCTGGATCGTTTGATTGTTCCTACGATCAAATGATCGAGTGGCCGATGCGGGTTCGATTCCTGCACGGTCCACAATGCGTAGCTCTAATTGGAAGAGCGCCAGGCTGTTAAACCTGGAGGTTGCGGGTTCGAGTCCCGTCGCAGAGCGCGACTTGTTCGCGTGCGAAGGTAGCGAAAGCTAACCGTTGGGGGTTGATCTCCCCAGGGGATAGCTGGACCTGTTTTCGTCAGGGGTATAGTTCAGCCGCGATCTGTTCGATGCGCACGAATGGAACGTGTGGGTGCGACTCCCACTGCCCCGCCTGGGCTGTTAGCTACAACTGGTAGAGCACCTGTTTTGCAAGCAGGGGGTTACGGGTTCGAGTCCCGTACAGTCCACGGCTGTTCTCGTAAGGAGATGCAGCTACCTAGCTGCTAGGTGTCCTCCGGGACTACCTGGCCGTACAGATCGTTGGCTCAGTTGGTTAGAGCGTCTGGTTTACACCCAGAAGGTCATCGGTTCGAGTCCGGTACGATCTACTGGTGGAGTTGCTTCGGAGCTCTGCCAGTTGCCCCCACGTTTCGTAGGGGCAAGCAAGAATCAATCACATACTGTCAGCCCGCTCTTGCGGGGGTGGGTTGGCGTGAAGCGCATTTGGCGGAATTGGCAGACGCGCTGGATTTAGGTTCCAGTGCCTTCGGGCGTGTGGGTTCGACTCCCACAATGCGCACGCTCCTCCTTGAGGAGTCTCCTATACCAGGTGGCGTGAGGTCGCCTGGCGGACAGAAGGGGCTCTGCTCCTCCAACGTCTTTGCTGCATAGGCTTTGGCTGGAGTTAACAGGTGACAAGCACCCACCTTAAGGGCACCACCTCACAACGGCGAAGGCCTCCGACTCTCTTTCTTCTTTCTCAGGTCGGAGGCCTTCCGTCATGCGTGGAATGTTTTCGCGTAATCAAACGCCAGTGGCGCAGCGTTGCGCTCTCTAAGATGGGAGAGCACTCTCCCATGCTTTCGCAGAAAGGAAACCCATCACCAATGAATCGCTCTCGAAGCGTCGGAGTGGGGCTGGTTGCAGCCCTGTCTCTGGCGTTCATCCCCGCCGCTTCGTTCGCAGCCTCATCGCAGACGGACTCATCTTCGGAGGACACGTCGATCACGGCTCCCACCAATCCTTCCGTGTCTGAGGAGGATCGAGAAGCGGCTGACGCTCAACAGGCCGAGCTGGACGCTCGAGCGGCCCGCCCCGACCCGCAACTGCCCCCAGCACCCACACCGTCAGCGCCTTCGACACAGACCCCGCCCCTCGTCACCACTCAGCCAGACGGGAGCACCGGCAACGATAAGGTGCACATCCTGTCCCTGTCGGGCGCTGACTGCATCGTGGTAGAGTCGAATGGTCACTTCGGCATCGTGGACGCAGGCGACGACAACGACTACCCGGACGGGTCAGACCCCCGCTACCCGTGGCGAGCAAATATCGCCACATGGGGACAGGAAGACCAGGTGCGCCCCTACCTCGACAGTCTGGGCGTGAACTCCTCCAACCTCGACTTCTTCATCGGCACTCACCCGCACTCCGACCATATCGGCTGGGCAGACACTCTGATCCACCGGTACCATCCCAAGCACATCTACACGCCCGTCTACGACGATTCCTACTCGGTCAGCGACGACGTGAACCCACTGTGGGACAACCAGAAGGTCTACGACGACCTCGTAGCCGCAGCGACGTGGGCTCAGAGCGTGTACGGGGCGACGTTCGACCAGCACGTCAAGCCCGGCCAGGGTGACCTCATCCAGATGGGTGACATGCTCGTCCAGATCATCCCCCTGTCTCCCGACGAGGAGTACGCGCACCCCGGTAAGCTCACGAACACGAACCTCATCAGCTACACGGCGAAGATCACCGCCCACGGGCGCAGTGCCTATCTGTCTGCCGACCTCGAGAGCGGCGAAGGCAAGGAAGACTACGTAGCGGGAGTGGTCGGTCACGTGGACTGGCTGAAAGCCGGTCACCACGGCCTCCACACGTCGAACAGCGAGTCCTTCCTTGATGCGCTCTCTCCGTCGCTCGTCATGAACACGGGCTACGAGTTCCAGACCCCCGACCGTCTCGGTCTGCCCGCGCTCAGGGGCCGTTACGAGTGGTTCGAGGCGTACTCGATGCGCAACGCCGGGATCCCCGCCCTCGTCGGCACCTTCACCCCTGGCGGGATCACGCGCCCGTACATGAACGTCGGAATGGGGCACACATTCGGATCGACCACGCCGCACACGTACTGGTTCCATGACGGTAAGCCAGCGGTCACGCGCGGATGGTGGAAGGGCTTCTACGACGGCTGGCACTACTTCGACGGATCCGTGTCCGCTGTCGAGAACGGCTGGGTGCTCGACAAGGGCAACTGGTACTGGATGGACGGCCTCTCCCACATGGCCATGAACACGTGGGTCCAGGACGGCGACAAGTGGTACTGGATGGACGACTCCGGCCACATGCTCCGCGGCGGCTGGTATCGCATCGGCGGCACCTGGTACTACCTCACCGGCTCCGGCGCTATGGCGACCGGCTGGCTCAACGACCGCGGCTCCTGGTACTACCTGCACGCCAACGGCAAGATGGGGCAAGCCTGGGTCCACGACGGTACCGGCTGGTTCTGGATGGACCCCTCGAGTGGGCGCATGGACGCTGGCGGCTGGCGTAACATCTGGGGCTCCTGGTACTACCTGAGCGGCAGCGGTAAGGCCGTCGAAGGCTGGATGCTGGACCGAGGCTCCTGGTACTACATGCAGCCCGGTAACGCGCAGATGCGCACCGGCTGGATCAACGACGGTACCGGCTGGTTCCTCCTGTCGAACAGTGGCGCGATGCGCTCGGGCGGCTGGGTACAGGACAACAGCAACTGGTACTGGCTCGACGGCAACGGGAAGATGCTCACCGGCTGGCTCCAGACAGGCGGCGCATGGTACTGGCTCAGCCCCGACAATGGGCGCATGGCGACTGGGACGGCCACCGTTGACGGTCGCGCCTCCCAGTTCGCTCCATCGGGCCGCTGGCTCGGATACGCCTAACAACCTCCCCCTCCCCTCCATCGGGGGGACACGTGAAGAAGCGCCCACCTCGACTCCTTTGTGAGGTGGGCGCTTCGCTATGTGCCTCTTGATGGCAACCATGCGCCACGCCCAGTTTAATGTGCCGAAGAGTGCGTCGTGTGGATACAATAGGGCCGTGGGTAGTTGCAGCTACCCACGGCCGATGACAATCGTCCGCCCAGTTCACACCCTGGGTGCTCATCGGATCAGAGGATTGAGTTTAGATTCTCGAAGATCGCCGTGGCCAAGCCAAACGCCGCCACGGCGATTTTCATTGTCTGGCCGGGAGTGAATCGACGGCGATCTTGCGCAGGGCATGATTGAAGCTGCTCACCATGTTTGAAGCCATGACCCGCTGACAGCAGCTCTCTACCACCCACCTCCAACCCACTACACTAGGAATCGAAACGCCCATAACCAGAAGGGAACTCATGCTTACGGCAACCAGAAACCGTATGTTCGCCGGCGGTAGCGCTGCGCTCATCATGCTGTCCGGACTCGCCGGCTACGCCACCTCACCCGCTTACGCGGACCCCGCACCAAGCGGACTGAACGCACACCACATGGACACACTGCCCGTCCCCCCGTCGAGCGACCAGGACACGACCGTCACCATCCGATTCCGCTATGACGACGCTGCACCCGCGTCAGGGCGAGGCTTCGTCGCCACCATCGGCGAGGGCGCGTCCTTCGAGCCTCACTCGTGGTCGATGCGCGAGCCCGTGGACAACACGCCCATCGGTGAGTGCTCTACGCCGGACTCCAAGACGCTTGTCTGCTCCGAAGATGAACGCGCCGACGGTAGGACCGCCTACGAGAACGGCGTAGTCACCTGGACCGTGAAGCTCGACCGCGAGCTCATCAACCAGAAGAATCTCCGCTACGCGCTCGTCACCCTCAACGGGGACACATTCCCCCTCACGTTCCACCCCGCGACTCTGGGTGCTGGCACCACGATCCCCGCGAACTTCAACCCCAAGGGCCTGGACTCCGAAGGGGCTGCAACTGACGGCCAGCCCGCGCCGACACCCTCCCCGACGGTGACGACTCCAGCGCAGCCCGACACTCCGCAATCCGACCCACAGTCAGGGCCTCAGTCTGGCCCACAAAGCGGCACCACAGCCCCCGAAAAGCCCGCCCTCGATGAGACTAACCATCCGGGCGAGGGCACTCCCGCAACGAGTGAGCTAGTGGCTCCCAACGTGCCACCCCTGGACCCTAACGCCCTCGACGGTAACGGCACCGGCGTGAACCCCCTCGACCCGCCCAACACGGGCGACGGCGAGCCGCTAGAGCGCCCCGATAACCCCAACGCGGGCCTGAGTAACAACGACGGCACCGGCAACCCCATTGACCCCACCAAGCCCGTAGAAGCTGCTCCTGGCGACACTGCTGCGGCTCCCACAGGGGACCAGGCGACCATGCAGACATCCCCGGCTCTGCCCACGGACCCCGCAGCTCCCGCCGCTGCTGAGGCAACCGGCACGACCGTCGCTCCCGCAGGGGCAGACAAGTCCCCAACCGGCACCGCCAATGCTACTGTGGCAGCAGCCAAGTCTCCGACGCTCGCGAAGACCGGCGCATCCTTCTGGCCGCTGGTCGGTTTCACCGTCGGCCTCGCTGGTATCGGCGGCACCCTACTGGGTGGTCGAGTCATGCAGAAAGCGCGCCTGCGCGTGAAGTAACGGGCGACTCTGTTACGCATACGGCCCCGCCAATGGTCTCACTCAGGCCTTGGCGGGGTTTTATATCCCCAGAAACGCTTGTAGTGGGCACATTACAAGCCTTTACGAGATACAAGCCACGCCATGCTGTACACGAATTGGGCGACCTGCCGGTCAGTATGATGGTTTCGCCCATCCGGCCCCGTAACTACAAGGGAAACATGAACATCACCGCAACACGACATATGCGAAAGGCTCTCGGCGCGCTCGCAATTCTGACCCTCGTCGGAACCAGCGTCGCCACCACGCAGCCAGCCGCCCATGCCGCCGCCCCCACAGGATATGAACTCTCCTGGAGCGACGAGTTCGACGGCTCCAATCTCGACACCTCCAAATGGGGATACGCCTACGGCTGCTTCGACCCGAGACTGAAAACCCAAACCCACTACACCGACAGCTCCGAGAACGTGAGCGTGTCCGGCGGCTACCTCCGCCTGACCGCACGCCACTCGCCCACGCGCGAGAAGTGGAACAAGGAAACCCGGAAGATGGAAACCATCGACCGGACCTGCACGCGCACCGAGAACGGCCAGAAAGTCACCTACCCGGCCCCCTTCACCTCTGGCATGGTCCAGACCCGCGACGATAAGGGCAACGTCAAGTACGCCGCCTACGGCGACTTCTACGCCGAGGCCCGCATCCAACTCCCCGACGGCCCATCCTCGTGGGCATCGTTCTGGTTCACTGGTACGCAAGGTGGCCCCTGGCCGGGGAACGGCGAGATCGACGCGGTAGAAGCGAAGGGGTACGACCCGAACTACCTCCAAGCGAACACGCACACGCCTCGAGCATCCGACCCGTCGAAGTCTGAACAGCACCATGGGCAGCTCGGCGGTGACGGCACCAGCCAGACACAGTTCCACGTCTACGGCGTGGAGAAGACCGGCGAGAAGATCACGTTCTACCTCGACGGCGTTCCGCGGCACACGGTCAACTACTCCGACCTCGGTGGCGCTAACCCGTTCGTCGTGGACGGTAACGGCATGGTCATTCGCCTGAACCACATGGTTGGCGGCACCTTCCTCACCACCGATTCCGGCGACACGACCTACGTGGACGCAACCGCCTACGCGGATAGGTACGCGGGCACTGGATCGGACATGCTCGTCGATTACGTGCGCGTCTACTCGAAGAAGCCCGCCGTCGAGGAACCCGAGGCTCCTGTGCCCACGCCAGAGCCGACTACTCCGGTTGAGCCTGCGCTGCCGACGGATCCCAGGCTCGCCGATCCGACACCGGCAGAGCCGACCCCCGCTGATCCTGTTCCAACCACCCCAGCTCCAGTGGAGCCCACACCCGCCGACCCGGCCCCTGTGGAGCCCGCGCCGACACCGTCTCCAGCAGTGCCAGAAACACCGGCCATGCCCCCAGCGGATAACGTTGTGACACCGGCACCGGAAACACCCGCACCTGCTCCAGCTCCGACAGAGCAGCCCACCCCAGAAAGCCCCGCCCCTGCCCCCACAGTCGAAACCCCCGCGCCAAGCGCAACCACTCCGACCGTGGAACAGGCATCTCCGGCAAACCCTACCGATGGGGCCACTCCTGGTACCGACGCGGTGCATGGGGCCGGTCCCTCTACGTCTACACCTGGGACCAATGGGGCGGTTACTGGTGGGGCGCTCCCCGCTGGTACAGCCCCTACCGTTACGGCTACTACTCGTGGTGGTGATGGCACACTAGCGAAGACCGGCGCAGACGCGAACCTGCTCGTGGGCGCACTGTCCACAGCGTTCGCCGGTATCGTCTTCGTCGCCATGCGTAAGCGCAAGGCGCGCCAGTAACACGCGCCAGCGCCTCTCTCGCGCACACAGAACGCCCCAAGGGGGAGGAGCAGACACGCACTGCGCCTCCTTGGGGTGTTCCTGCCTCTCCTGCGAGCCTCTATGACCTCAGAGGGGACGCTATGACCCACACATGCCCTCCTATGACGGGAAAACGCATAGAACGAGGCCCCTATGACATAGAGACCCCCTCCTATGACATAGAAACAGGCTGCTATGAGACATGTGGTCACACGCAAACGTGCGCCCCAGGAAGGTTACAGAGAACCCTGCGGGGCGCACGCTAGTGGGGGTGAGTGCTATAGGTGTAGAACTAGCTCAGCCCTTGCGACGATTCCACGCTGCCCAGGAAGCGCTTTCATGGGGGTGACTCGCAGCCATTTTTCCTCTGCCTCTGTGATGTACCGCCAAATGTCGGTCGGCATGAGGGGCGTAGAAACTAGCTCTTGGCCATCTACAAGGGCCTTCCGCGTTGTATTGTCGCTACCCGCCACGAAGTAGAACTCCTTGTCCCCCTTTTTCAGATGCTCTTTTGCGACTTCCATGAAGTCTCGCGCTGCTGGGCGCATCCAATCGCTTGAGACGTACTGGTAGTTCCTGGGAGGAGCCCCGCGTTCTACATACAGTGGCCTATTGAGGTCGTAGCTAATTGCGACACTCCCGTCTTCTGCTCTGTTAACAGAGTAGACGAACTTCTTGTAGCTCTTTCCATAGCTGCCGCAGTATTGGACCATATTTGCGCTGCCCCAGCAGCGATCTCTACGGTCCAAGTAGCACAGCTCGAGGTAGCCGGTGACATCCCGCCAAACCATTTCCGCTACTTCGTCTTTGAAAATGACGCTCCAGCCAGGCTTGACAAGGCGCTTAATCTCCTGAAGAAGATGGCCACCGTCATTGAAAGTTCCGAAGCCGCCCCTAAACGGGCGCGATTGAGGAGGCGCATTCCTTGCGCGCTTCGCCCAAACAATCTCATCCGATGGGTAGTTCTCGCTAACTGCATCAACAGTGCGGCGAACTTGTTCCCACAAAGCATTTTCTTTGTCTCTTTTAGCTAGGGCACCTTCATCATCAATCTGAATGTACGCAGGCGAGTAGCCATTCGCCACTTCAGCTAGAGACTCCACAGCATCCAGCACCTTCTTGACCTGATCGGCCACTTCTGGGAAGTCTAGCGGCTTCGGCGCTGTACTGCGATAGTCTTCCTTGCTCTGGAAGTACTTCTCATTCATAACGAGCGCATAGAGCGCATCCATCTCTCGCCTGCACGTATCATGCGCACTGTTTAGACGTGCGCGTTGCTCGCCTGCGATAACTGGCCGTTCAGGATCCGCATCCCGACTTTCCAAAACTTCGCCCTGCGACATTCTGGAGAAGTAAGCAAAAGGTGAACCTTTTTCTTGTGAGTCGAACGTTGCTTTCTCGTCCCACACTTGCAGCCAACCTTCAACTTCGCACAAAAAGCGACAAATGGACAGATCGAACATTTTGTCGAACATCTCTTTGCTCTGTTCTTTATAGACACCGGCATACAATGCGTCACGTAGAGAGACCCAATATGTCTTATCCGCAAGTTTGTTCTTCCAAAACTGCGGAGTTGCAGCTCCCAATGTCTCCCTTACATGTTTAATTGCTTCATCCCGTCGGCCTATATACACGTTCGCCGCATACCGCGCCGCCTCTTCAAGCAGGTAGTCCCAAATCTTGTTCGGGTCGAGGTGCATAGCGAGCGGTTCTCCATTATCGTCCCATAGTCCTGTACCCTCATCGAAGTCGGACTCATCTTTCCACGGCTGCAAGTAGGTTGAAGCTCGATCTGAATACACCCAAGGGCGAGTGAACAATGAGTAGAGATGATTGGTGTCATCGGGCGGCAGGGGGCGCTCTGCAAGCGTTGGCAGCCTGCTTTCTCGAGCGGACTCCCACTCTAGGAATCTTTGGGCCGCTTTTCGTACAAACAAGTTATGATGGTCCGAATCGTTGACGATTTCTTGAATCTCCGTGAGCAGTGGGGCGTTCTTGCACTTTTCTGCAAACTTCGCACCTTCGTCTGCCAAGAAGATACACATTGTCTCATACAGCCTCTTTGATAGAGGGGACGTGTATGGTTCGCCAGTTCTTGCAAGCCAATCGATTGTGTTGTACATCGAGTCTGGATCAATTGGTTGCGCAGAGAGTATCTCTCGGGTGTTGTCATACGTTTCCACTTTGCTCTCAGTGCGCCAGTCATCATCAGCGTTATTATCCCTATAACTGACCCTCACCTTATATTCTTCGGGGCTAAACGGTGCTACACTGCCGCGGTAGTGCTGTTCGAGAATTGCGTTCACGTGCTCTAGTGTCGGCTCCCAGTAGTCAATATTGCCTTCTGCGGTGAAGGCGATAGAGTCTCCCTTAAGCTGTGCCCAGCAGAGGATGGCGCTTGCGTAGTTCTTCGACCACTCCCCTGTGGCTTGTGTTTCTTTAAACTCATTCACTTTACGGTGTATATCATCTGCCCATTCGTTTTCGTTGAAATGTGTAAGGCTAGTGCAAACCTCGTAATCGAGTGGGCGGCTGGAGACATGCTCGCCATCGCTGACGAAAAGCCATGCCTGACGTGTATCTGATTCAAGCTCGCTGTCCGTCGTGAGGTTAGGAACCTGCGAGGTAAGAGTGACTGTCAGCTTTTTGTCCTGCGAGTCATACGGGTAGAATAGGAAGATTTCTTCCATGTCTCCCGTGTAACAGATCCAAGGCTCATGGTCTCTATATCTGGGGGCAAACAATACGGATGCGACGATGTTGCGGATCTGTTCGTCTGTGATGCGGTGTGCTGCGTCGGGGCCGCGGAGTGAGTCGAGCAGGTTTTGCTCCACCATGGACGCAGTTTCGAGCGTCTGGACGAGGGAGTTGGGGTTATACATGAGGGGTTTGTCCTTTCTGGTTACGCTTCCATGTCAGGGTGAGGGTGAATCGTTGTCCGTGCAGTATGAGCGCGTACTGTGTGAGTGTTCGCGCGGGCGTGTCGGCGGGTAGTAGGAGTGATGGTTTCGTGATGGATACTTCGATGCTAGCTTTGGGAATATCCAGTAACCGGAACCCTCGTCTTGGTGAGTTCTCTGTGTTCGATGTCAATGCTCTCAGGGATTTTCAGCGAATCGGAGAACACCATGATTTCCTGCGCTTTCATAACCCTATACGCCGAATAGTTCAATGAGAAGAGCCTGCTCCGCCGCCCACCATATAGCTCCTGAACCCGGGGAACATCATCGTATGTGAGAACCCAACGTGCGACGTCAACCTCATTCAGACACTTAGCCAGCTCTTCATGGTCGCTAGCGTCAAATGCGTTCATATAGAGCGACCCGGCTTTTTCAAAGTATGGCGGATCAGCGTAAATAAACGCGCTTTCTTCATCAGCGTAGTGCTTGATAACGTCTCTTCCATCAAGGTTGGTCACCAAAATCCGACTGGCATGAAGGCCGATCAGTCGGATGCGCTCCACCAGTGTTTCCCGGTTGAACCTAGCATCGATCTTGTAGTTGCCAGTCTGGTCTTTGCCCCCGATTGGTCCCCCGTTGAGAACACCGGAGCGGTTGGTGCGGTTCAAGTAGAAGGTTGCGAAGCCAAGCGACAGCAGCTCGTCGCGAGGACTGTTGTCGTAGATATCGCGTTGCCTCTCCCACTCCTCCACCGTTAGGTCAACGGTGCGCACAAGCTCGCTGAACGCTTGGGGTTCATCAACGACGGCGCGCCAGAACGCATACACGGCGGGGTCCAGATCATTGATTGCGATGTTTGAGACCTGACCTGAAACGAGGAGACCGAGTGCGGTGCCAGCGCCGCCAGCGTATGGCTCGACGTAGGTGCTTGACGTCAGATCGTTGTCCCTGATGATCTGACGGAGACGAGAGTACAGGAGCCCCTTGCCGCCGGGATACCGGAGTGGCGATACAGTTACACGCCGCGGAGTTCTTGGGGATGTTCTCGCCGGACTCATGGTTTAAGTACCGCCTTCATGATTCCTTCAGTTGTCGCCCAAGTCTCGCGAACGTCATCAGCGGTCGCGAAAACTTGATGGTTATGGTTCGCCCCCTCCATGTCACCCCTCCAGGCCGAGAGTTGGAACGCTGATGACCTTCTGTGTGAGGACGTGGAACCCCTTCGGTTGCTTGGGGCAGATCTTGTAAATGATGACCTTATCCACCGTGTACGACCCCGGTCCCATGACTTGCGTAATCAGCACGTCCAGCGTGCAGCCGGTAGCGTCAAGGATGCTTCGAGCGAGCTGCGCGAGAGGACGCAGTGCTTCCTTGGTCAGCGTATCGCTGGCGCTCACAGTCGCCCCCTTGGCGTTTCCGCTGGGGATGGTTGTTGTTCCAGTGACTCCCTTACTGCCGTTCATGATGATCTTCTTGAGGGCATTCACGAGGCAGATGTGCGCTTCATTCCGACGCAGCGGCTCAGGCACGTTAACGGCATAGTCTGCGATCATCTCCCACGCAGCTCCCGTCCCTGGTTGCGGAACAGTAAGGCGTGACTCTACTGCGATGTGGTACATGAGTATGTTCCTTTCTTGCGAAGGGGGATCACCCCTCCACTCCGAGGGTTGGTAGGGGGGTGATGGTTTCTCGGAGTGGGCGATGGTACTTCGTGGTTGCTGGGTGGATGGTGTGTGTGATGACGCGGCTGATGGTGTGTGCGCCAGGCCCCGTGACCTGAGTGACGACCATGTTCAACGTGCACCCCGTGTTCAGCAGGATGTTCTGCGCCAGGTCTGCGATAGGGCGCAACAGGCTCTTATCAATCAGATCCCTTGCATCAATAGTTGAATGCTGCATATACCCTGATCCCTTATTGAGGGTGGCACCTGCAATACCGCATCCATCGTCTGTTGCGACCTTTTCAAGTGCTAAGTCGATAGCGGCGTAGGAGATGTTGAACTGTGGGCCCGTGTAGACGCGAGCGGGCCGCTCAAAATGAAAGTTGGCGACCATCATTTTTGCCGCTGCGATATTCTCGGCGGGGCCGGTAAGGCGTGCTTCTGCGGAGATGCAATACACCATGTTGTTTTCCTTGCGGTAGGTCGTCAGTCCTCGAGGCCGAGGGTGGGGATCTTGTGCGTCGTGGTGGTGACACCGTGGCTGCGTGGGGTCCACTTGGAGGGGTTGATCTGGTAGGTGACGACCTCCGTGTAGGTGTGACTGTGCGTTTCGGGGGACGTGAAGACAGTCACGCACACCCTGACGATACGGGCGAGCTTCGTGTCCACGAAGTGCTTCTTGAGGAGGTCGCCGATCACGTGCGCCTCTTCGATGCCGAAGGTGCCGTCTCGATGCGAGTACGTCTCGTTTGCGGTCACACAGTACTGCTTGTCCAGTGTGCCGTCGGAGGCAGTGTAGATGCGCTCACCAACAAGGTGGATGGGGTAGCCGGGTCGCGCTTCTCGCGACTGGATGGCAACTTCGTAGCCTGCCTGCTTGGCGGCTTCCAGGTTGGTGATTGCTCCGACGTGGGCTTCGACCTGAATGCGGATCATGAGCGTTTCCTTTCGTTGACTGTGGTTTCGTGCTCACTGAATGAGCGTTGCGATGGCTACTTGTCGCGCCGTAGGACGAGGACTGTCTTGGTTGGCCAAGGCAGTCGGTTGATGTCGTAGAGGCGCTGGAAGTGCTTGAGGTAGGTTTCGTCCCACTCGTCGTATCCTCCCTCCGGCTCGTACTCTCTCCACCATCTGATTGCCGTGGTGAGCATGGAGTACGCCTGACTGTAGGGCTCTGTGGACTCTCGGGGGAGACTGTCGAGGCCCCATACCGAGTGGAAGGCGATCTCGTAGAGACTGGTGGGGTCTGCTTCGATCTCGAGGGTATCCCAGTTGACGGGATGGGTGCACCTTCCCTTGAAGTGGACGATCTTGTTGATCGCGAGTGCACCAATCCAGGTAAGGACTTCACGCATCGCGTCTTCGGACACGACCTTGAGAGACTTGGGATCCTCGTTGTCGATCTGGTAGTTCGGGCCTGCCCAGTCGCGGACGATGAGCACGCCGCCGGGGGCTGCGAGGTCGCGGATGAACTCCAGATCTTCAAACCAGCTTTCGCCTGCCAGGATCTCGTGCATGACGCTGGACAGGAACACCACGTCGTACCCGCCCGCGCGTTCTTGGAGATCTTCTCGCGTGCGGAAGGCGGCTCCAGCGTCCCGCATGGCGGTCTCGACCGTGGTGCTGATGTCGTGGCACTCGTACACGCCGCCAGCGGCTTCGACGCGCTCGCGGATACCGCCCTCGACGGGCATACCGCACCCGTAGTCGAGGACACGCACGCCCGGCAACACGTAAGGGGCTAGGGCCTCCCACTTAGCGCCAAGCGACGCAGCCATGCGACGCAGCCATGCGACGCACGTATTCCGGGCTCGTGGAGTCCAGGTAGTTGTCCATAAGGGTTTCTCCTTGTTCGCGTGTGTAGCTGATTAGTGGTGCAGCTGATCGAGCAGGTTCTTCTGAGCGGCCAGAATCTCATTCACAAGTGACTGCGAAAAGCTGTTGACAGCTCTGAGCAATTCCTTCCCAACGCTCATTCGACGCTTGGATTCGTCGATCAGGTTCTTCAGGTCTTTCTCCACGTCCCATGTTGAGGGGAGGGACGAGATGTTCAGCGCGTAGCAGCTGCCCGGCAATCCCGTGTAGGAGTTCGCAGGCTTGTTGAAACTGCGCACGAACATCCGTCCGACAACCTCACGAGGGAAAGGCCGCATCGTCTCGTTAAGCGCGTGTCGGGCTTCTGATGCAGCATCATTCACCGCTGCATCATACTGGGACTCCCAGTCCCCTAAGAGCCACCATTCAGGGCCCCTAGTCATGTCAATGAAGAGTTCGAGCTTGCCTTTTCGGTGTAGTTTCAACAGGGTTTTCCCTGTCTCGTCGTGGCGGTGGAGGAGGCGTTGCAGCTCAGCGACGAACGCGAGAACCGCACCTCGCTCTTGAATCATCTGCCCTAGGAGGATCCCCTCCTGCGCCCATTCCTCAAACCTGTCAGCAGCGTGGAAGTAGTCGCGAGCTAGGCGCGAGAGGTTCCGCTGAGTCTCGTAGTCGAAGCGACGGAAAATAGGCTCTACGATCTGCCCGCTCGGATCATCAAAATAGGCCGTAAACTCCCGACGATTCTCTCGGACGCGGGGAAGCAGATCAGCAACCTTGCGGGCTATTTGTTCCCCACCTCGATACGCTTCGATACCGTTGGTGATGAACTGGTCGGCGTAGCCAACCTTCGCGAGGTTCACAATGCTTTCCGACAGGCTGGAGGCAAGCTGGTCGATGTAGTCATTATCGGCAGTCATTCGGGACTCTCCTGTTAGCGTTCGTTGAGTAGTGCTTGGGCATGGGCCATGATGCGCACGAGCGCGTCGATGCGGGCTTCTGGCGTTGCGGTGGGGGTGCGCCAGGTGTTCCAGTCGTCAGCGCTGCCGTCTTCGGCGTTGTAGGCGTTGAGGGCTCGTGTGAGCACCTGGTAGTGGCCCTCTCCCGCGAGGGCCGTGGTTTCGGCGCGTAGGACGGTTGCTGCGGCTCCCAGGAGGATGATGAGGTCTGCGGGGGAGTGCAGGGGGTCGCCGTCGAGTTCAGCGTCCGAGTACACGCTGAGGAGCTGGCGTTCTGCGTCGATGGCCGCGGGGGTGAGGGGTGCTCGGTCGTAGCGCCATGCGATCTCCTGGTCGAGAAGCCCGGATCCGATGATGACGGTGTACGTCGGGGTTTCCTCAACGGTGGGGGTGTCAGTTGTTGTCGGCATGGTGTGCATCCTCCTTGATGTAGTCCTGAGCGACGAAGGTACCAACGAGAGCGATGATGGCAACCACGAGGGCGATGCCCAGGCCGGAGTCCCATGCGCCTCCGTCGCCGGTGGCGGTCGTCCAGATGAGGACGTACAGGGTGACGGTGAGGCTGACGAGAGCGCCCGTGACGAAGGCGTAGGCCTGTGACTTCATTGTTGTGGTTCCTTCTCTGTTTGTTTTCTGGGTTGATTGGTAGTCTAGTCGGTTTTATTGCGTCCGCAAGCGTGTTGACCTCATTACTTGGTTAAGTAGATCACATAAGAAGGTGGGGAGGAGGACACAAAAACAGGACCGGCCCAAACCCACACGGAGAGGTTCAGGCCGGTCCATAACCCAGAAAGCGGAAGGAACCCGAAGGCCACCGCCAGAACGATCATACAGGCAAAACGCCCGCATAGTCCACTCACAGGCCCCACTTCCACCACTAAGGGCTACCTGGCATACAAACGCATACGCATCCTGTCTTTCGCTACACAGGTGTCCATGAACGAAAGGATGCTCGCCTTCGAGCCGACGCGCATCCCCTCCTGGTGGCAGTACCGTTCGTAGTCGCGGCGTCCAGTGGTTTCACAGTAGTAAGTGCTCAACCCAAGGACCGCACTACGCAAGTCGCCGTCCCCAAGGTCAATGCTGTCCGTTCCTAGGGGCTGGTGTCGCCCGTCGAGAGAAAATATGCCGTGTCCGTAGCTGTTTGTCGTGTACCTGACTTGTGTGGGGTCTGATTCAGTATGTGGCAGGTCTTCATTTTGGAAGTTCCAGCCCCAACACCAGTGCCCCGCTGGCATCTGGTGCGCATTCAGGCCTAGTGCCTGAGCGACAGTTTCGCTGTCCACGAGATTGAACCACGTGGCGATTGCTTCGAGCTCACTCTTGTTGAAGTACATGGTCTTTTCCTTTTTGTTTCGAGGCCGGTTAGCCCTACAGGACTCCACCCTCGTAGAAGTAGGCCCTGTCATTGCCGAACCAGATGGAGTAGTCGATGTGGCTGGGGCGGCGCATCAGCTTCTCATCGCTCGCGTAGACCCCTCGGATGGGGAGAGTGAACCAGTTGCCTCCAATATCTCTCCGCGTTTCTGTTTGAAGTTCCTGAGCCCAGATTGTCTTGGCTGTTGCGCGGACGACCTCGTAGTACTTGTCGCCTGCTCGGAGGATGGTGCCGACGGGCATGACTGGGGCGGTAGGTGTTGTGGTAGCCATTGCAGTTCCTTTCGTTGGGTGTTAGCTGTCGTATCGGAGGTCGGTTAGTCCTACCAGACAAAGCCCGCGTAGACGTAGGCTCTGTAAATGCCGATCTTGACGAAGCCGTCGGTGGGGTTGCAGCGGTACATCATCTTCTCGTCGTGCAGGTAGGCTCCTCGGATGGGAACAGTGGCCCAAGAGCCACTAGGTGTTCTCCCTGTTCTTGTTTGGAGTTCCTGGACCCAGACCGTCTTTGCTGTCGCTCGGATGACCTCGTAGAACGAGCGGTTCATTTGGAGGATCGTGCCAACAGGCATGGCCTGGGGTGTTGCGGTAGCCATTGGGGTTTCCTTTTCTATTCAGGCTTGTATGCGATGTCCCTGTATGGGTGGAGGGTGGTGTTCTCGTCGGGGCGGATGTGTCCCGTATTGTCGATGCGGCGCATGATGACATCGCCGATCACGGTTGAGCGGCTGATCGTCGGCGGCGCGGTTCGTGAGTGAGTGACCTCGAGTTCTTGGAGCCAGAGGGTTTTCTCGGTGCGCTTCACGACCTTCCACGCGCGCTCGCGCGCTGCGGACCAGTAGATCGTGCCCACTGGTGGGAGAGTGAAGCGGTCTCGCATGTGCGACATGTCGTCTCCTTCTTCGACTAGCTTGCTGGCCTGTAGATGTCGCGGTACAGATCCACGTACACGCCCTTACGGACGCACAGGCACGCATCTTGGAGGACTCGGCACTGACGTAGGGGGATGTCCGTGCGGGTCATGCCGAGTATCGGCTTTCCTTCGGTATCGGTGACGAGCTGGCGTAGCCACACGGTTTTTTCGGTGCGGCGTTCAACCTGCCAATACTCGTTATCGCGGAGGGCGGCGCGCCAGCCGTGGTGGCGTAGTTGGTAGATGGTTCCGACTGGCGGTGCAACGAGTTCGCGTTTTGTCATGGGCTTGTTCCTTTCTTTCGCGGGTAAGCGAATACTATCCGCGTTTCCCGTGCGTGCATGTAGGCGCACCGACACTGCGGGCGGCCACCGCTTCATGCGACGTTCGGTTAATGGTGGTATTCGACGGTCGCGACTCGACGCAGGTTGAGGCCGGGTTGCTCGTTCACGAATCGCGTGGGGAGGGGCGTGCCGGGGAGGTATCGACGCTTGTTGCCGTAAAGGTGCTGGTTTTCTGCGAGGAATCGCGCGTCTTGGGGTGTGATGGTGTCTTGAGTTTCCTGGTGTCGCTTGCGCGACCAGTTACCGGACGGCGTGCGGTATTCGATCCAGCGCGTGTAGGTTGCGCTGGTGACGTTTCTGAGGGCTTCGTCAATGGTCATCATGGTCGGTTTTTTCCTTTCATGCGGCGTTCGATCTCCTGGAAGATCTGGGCGGTTCCTTTGGGGGCGCGCGTGTAGGTTTCGTCGATGTGGATGTTGGTGCCGTCGGCTCGTTTGCGCAGGCCGCTTTGTGTGTATATCCAGGAGCCGCGAACGAGCGCGTACTCGGTGACGGTCCTGTGGGTGCGTTTGTCGATCCAGTGCGTGTAGGTGACGCGGACCTTGCGCGGGGCGGCGGTTTTCGCCGCTTGGGCTTTCTGTTGGCGTTGCAGCCAGTACAGGTAGATGTCGTGTACGTCCTCGGGCGTGTAGGTGTCCTCCCACTGGTCGATTCCGGGCCGGTAGAACTCGGTCTTGTTGTAGAGCTTCGACGTGTGGTGCCACTCCTCGGCTACGAGGAAGTACTCTCGCAGGAACTCGAGCGGGTAGTCGTCGAGCTGTAGGTACGCTCGAGCGTTCGCGGGGAGCGCGTTCAGGATGTCGGCTTTGCTCCACTTGGACCTGGGGCGTAGGCCGCGGTCGTATGCGTCGATGGCATTGTTGCTCATCGAGAAGTCGTCAGCGTAACCGGCCATGAGTCACCACGCTCCCGCGCTGTAGCCCATGGAGGTGAACGACGCGGGCGGGACAGGGAGGCCGTCGATGCAGGCCTGGCACATGAGTTGCCCACCTCGTTCGCGGACGATCTTGTAGGCGTTCACGGCGGTCGTCCTGAACGTGTGGGCGTTGATGCACCACCAGGTGTAGGTCTTGGTGGGGTCGCACTCGAGGATGGGTTTGTCCTCGCGCCAGTATGGCAGGAGCACGCTTGCGTCCACGTAGGGGATCTCGGTGTTGTCGGCGTTGTTGCTCATAGTGGGAACCTGTTTCCGTATTGGCCGTTGACGGCCAGGTCGAGGCCGTCCTTGAGGATGCGTTCTGCGTAGTACGTGGGGCGACCGTGCTCACCTGTGTACGTGGGGCAGGCTCCGCTGCCTTTGGGGCCGACCGTGATGAGGGCGCTCGAGCGGGCCCTGCTGGGTAGGTAGAGGCCCCTGGGGGTGGCGCGGGGGCGGGGGCGTTTCCCGGAGTGGCTGAGCCAGGCTGAGGTGTCGTCGTAGCCTAGCTGGAGCTGGTGGTAGTCGCGGATCTGGGAGATGAGGAGAGCTGTGAGAGACACGTTCTCCGTGAGGAGTGTGCGCAGGCGCGAAGTGGAGAGCGCGTTGGGGGAGACGAGGGTTGCGTTGTTCGCCTGAGCGTCGATGCCGCCCGCCCATCTGAACGGTTCATACTCCGCCTGGTAGTTGGCGATGATGTTGACTGCCTTGATGATCTTGGGAGTGTCGGGGGCGTGGACGATGGAGCCGTCGAGGTCAACCATGAGCGCGTCGGGGCTTCCCTTTTCGATGAGGTAGACAGCATCCGGGTACAGGAAGTCCATGCGGTACTCGTACTGCTTGCCGGGTTTGATGTAGTTGGCGAGGAGGGCAGTGAGGCCGAGCTCGCGTGGGGTGCCGATCTGGAAGATGTTTGTCCACGTCAGGATGAAGTTGCGGGATGTATCTAGGATGCGGACGACGGTTTCAGGTTGCCCGTCGTGGCCAGCCCACCGGATGCCGGCACGCTGGGGGTGATGGCTGTAGCCTCGTTGCATGTTGCCGTTGAGGAGGTCTTCGAGGGGGCGGTGATTGTGGGGGATGTGATCGTGGTACACGGTGGGGCCTTTCAGGCGTAGTGGGAGATTCCGACGGATCCGATCTGAACGCCGTTACGGTCGCGGATGGGTTCGCCGGGGACTCTGATGTCCGGGCGGTGGTAGATCTTGAGGGCTTCAGCGGTGACACGGGACACGATGATGAACACGCCAGGGATCGGATCGGGCAAGCCGATGCACTGATCTGGGTGGTTGACGTTCAGGGTCTCTGGGATGCCGGGGAAGGTCTCGGGGAGTGGCTGGTATTCGTCGGGGACTCGGACGATGGTGCCTGATGTTGGGATGACGCACAGAGGGGTCTGCTTGTCGTAGGCGTACATGGTGAGCGCGTGCGGAGTGCCGTTGATGTAGACGACCCCGTTGTCGGCGGCGACACCGACGAGGGGGCCGACGCTCGTGTTGATCGTGACGTTGCGCAGCATGTGGCTGTGTCCTTTCTGGCGGCTTACTTGGTGAGCGTCGTAAACCAGGTGGTTTGGCCGTTTAGGAGCGGCTTCGCCTGTGTCGCGTCGAGGACGGTGACGGGTGGGGGCGTGCGGTTGGAGCCGGGACTGCTGGCGGTCGCCGCCGCCCACGCTGCTTGGTAGTTGTCGTCAGGCTGGCTGGGGGTGCGGTATCCGGCGACGTAGAGGGTCGGGGTTGCGCCGAGGGTGGCGAGGTCGAACATGGACGCGACAGGAGCGCTGGGGGTCTGGTTCCACGGGTAGACGAGAGCGGCGATGTCCCACCCGTCGGGGAGGTTGCGGACCTGGAGATGGTTGTCTGCGTCAAGGCTGCGGAACATGGCCTCCCATGTGGCCATGGAGGCGTTGGCGGTGACCATGTTCGTCACGTTGTCTGCGTCCGGGGTTCCGGCGCTCATGTGGGCGACGTAGAGGACAGGGGTCGCGCCGTCAGAGAGGAACACGTACCCGTCGAGGCTGGCGGGGCAGTCGGTGGGGGTGTCGGTGAGTGTGGGCGCGTAGGCGACGGGGTAGATGCCGGTCTTGAGGTACTGGTAGCGGCTAGTGAGCGCGTCTTGGACCTGTGCGCGCTGGGAAAGGCAGGTGTCGTGGTAGGTGACATTGCTGGTGTCCCAGGCTGCGCCGTCAGGGAGGGACGGGAACAACGTCCAGTCGGTTGTGTCGCCGTTGGCTGGTTTGTCAGTGCGGGTCTTATCGAGGCCTCGTTCTGACCGGCGAGTGATGTCTTCGACGTGAGATTGAGCTTCCTGGTATGCGTCACGCTCAGGGTTGAACGCTCCGGCCAGGTGCATCACGATAGCGGCGATGACGAGGACGAGGAGGATGAGAGCTGCGGGGATCGTGAATACGGCTGCTGTGCGGGCTTTCTCCTGCCCTTCTTCGCTCTCGTAGTCCCATGAGTCGATGGCGGCTTCTGCGCGCTTGTAGGGGCTGCGGGGGAGTCTCATTGCACGTCTCCTACCGTCTCGTACTGAGCGTCGTACTCGTCCATGGTCATGACTTCCCAGTCGCCCCACCCGTGGGGGCCTTCGACGATCACGTCGCCGGGGCGCGCAGCGAGTCCCGTGTTGTGGCCGAGGGACAGGTAGTAGCCGTGCTGGTCGCGGTTCAGGGTGAACGACTGGTAGTACTTCTCTGCGAGTTCTTGGATGGATGCTTCGGTGAC